CCTGGACGATCTCTTGGAAAAGGGCACGATCCAAAAGTACGAGAATCACTCGACTGAGACCAGCCCTGACTTTTTCATCTGGGGTGGGATCTCGGGCGCGTGGGAAGACCCCGTCAAGGAGCTGGGCCTGACCAAGACGATTCACACGAGCAACATGCACCTCATCGCGCCGAACGGCGCCGTCAAGCACTATGCGAGCCCGGAGGAGATTCTGGTCGACTACGTAGAGGTTCGCCTCGGTGCCTTCAAGCGACGCAAGGCGTGGCAGCTCGCGCAGCTCGACACGGAGATTCAGTGGCTCACGGAAAAGGCTCGGTTCATTGGCCTCGTGACGGTACAGAAGTTTGTGGTCTTCAACGCGTCCAAGGTGTCCATCGAGGAGCAGTTCAAGGCTAACGCGTTCGCGGCCGACACGTGGCCGAAGCTCTTGGACATCAAGACGTATCAGTACACGAAGGAGGAGGTCCAGAAGCTCCAAGCGCTCTGTGCCACCAAGACCACTGAGCGCGCCACGCTCAAAGCGACGAGTGTGACGCAGATGTGGAAAAATAACCTCAAGGACCTAACAGGACCGACAGGATGACCGTTGGTCAAGCGTTGGACGTCGTCAAGTCCAAGGCGATTGACTTGTTAAATCGGAGCCACGTGCTCGACCTAGAGCGCCGGATTCAAGGGCACTTTATGGCTCGACCTGACGTGGCCAAGGTGGTGCAGCGCGTGACCGCACCCGCGACCACGGCGCCCCCGCCGGCCGTCTCTGTGAGCGCGCCGAGCATGGCGACCACACCACCCCAACGGCCGATCGATGTCAGTGGGTTCTATAAGGTGACGGGGCCGACTGAGGCTACGTTCTATGCAACCACCTCGTGGCCGGGTTTCAACGTGGGTAAAGGCTGGAACGTCGTGGGGCTCAATGGCATGATTGGCACCATTCAGGTTGTTGACTCGGCGGACGTACCGGGAACTGCAAAGACCTCCTCGCTCGTCAACGAGCCTTACAACTGGACCTTCAGGTTTCAATCGGACACGCGCCAGGTGGTCGAAGGGGTCCAGTACTCGATCGGGTGCTTCCTTTATCCGCCGGGCCAGGCGCAGTACCCGACGCAGCAACGCACGGGCCCCATATACGGCTCGTACATCGTGCCGCCGAACGGCTACCCCGTGTTCAACTTTAGCGCACCGCCGCCCCAAGGGACCGCTATCGGGTGGTTCGTGAACGGCCTTCCGACCGTCGGAGCGGCTGAGATTATCGCTTTCTCTGAGGAGCAAGCTTCCGGGGTCGATTCGACGCAGATGGAGTACCAGGCCCAGCTCGCCACACAACTCGGCCGAGCCCCGCCGACCGCCGTCTCAACGTACCAGGCGACGCTCAAGATGCTCGACGGCGCACCGACCGTCACGAACCTGATACCGGTCGTGGTGAAGGGCGCGCCGGCCATCGTCAGCGAGCCGATCTACACCACGGAGTTTGAACCGGCCATGCTCGTCAACTCGGCGCTCGACGAGCGGGCCCCGGTAGAAATCAACCCGAACGTCATCGGCGGCAAGGGTACGCCCGTTCCGCTGCGCAACCTCGGGGAAGGGATCGAGGACGCGCCGGTCGCCAAGGAGGAGTACCGCGAGGTGAAAGACCGTGGGTTCAGCGCCGGTTCCGTCCTGTCCCTGTTCGCCGTCGGACCCCAGGACCAGTTTTTGACTTCAAATGCCTACGAGAAATCCAATTGGTCTCCAAAATTCAGGCAACATACCAACTTTGTGATGTACCAGCGTGTCATCCCCTTCCCGAGTCAGCCCGTGTACCAGGGCCTGACGGTCCAGATGGAGCTCTTGCCGACGCAGCTCGGGCACCTTTTGTCCAACATGTATTTCAGCTGCACGATTCCAGCCGCCGGGAAGGACTGGCTCCTGAACGAGAACATCGGGCGGGCACTCATCAAACAGGTGGACCTTCTCGTGAATGAACAGGTCATAGAGACGCTCTATGACGACTGGTACGTGATCCGCGACCAGTGCTTCCTGGACGCTGACGAGCAAAAGGGTATGTACTCGCTCGTGGGTGGCCTAAACTCCAACTTGCCCGTGTCGTCGAACATTAATGTGGTCTGTCCACTCGAGTTCTTCTTTTGCCGGCGCCACTCGCACAGCAACAAGGGGCGCGAGCGCCTACGCAAGCCGTACTTCCCCCTGTGCGCCATGTGGAACCAGAAGCTCTATGTGCGGTTCACATTCCACCCGGCCGCCTTTTGGAGCTCAAACGCGTCGCCCGGTGTCGACTTTATCAATCCAAAGCTTGTGACTGAAGAGATTTTACTTGACAATTCAGAAAAGGTTTACTACGCCAACACCCCCCAGCGCTACATCGTAAACAAGGTCAAGAAGGAGTCGACCCTTGCCTTTACAGGTGGGAGTCCCCAGCTTCAGTTGACGGCCAACTTTCCAGTCCAGTCCCTGTTCTGGTTCTTTCGCAACAAGAATTACGAGTCGGTCACGGACGCGACGGGCGCACCGAGCGGTCTGTACTATGATTCGCGGTACAACTACGGCTACACGACGGACTACATCCGGACGGGCACTCCGATCGCCTTCCCGTCGTCAAACAACGCGACCAACCCGTTCGTCGACGTGATCGAGACCGCCAAGGTGACGCTCAACAACATCGATATCCTGAGTACGTTCCAGGGGTCTCTGTACTACTCCTTTAAGCAGCCTATGGAGCACGGACTGAGCATCCCGTCACGCAACATCTACACGTACTCGTTCGGGCTGACACCGGCCGAGTACAATCAGGGGGGGTTTCTCAATTTTTCAAAGCTTAATTCGCAGACGACGTCACTGTCCCTGTCTTTTGTCCCGGGTTACGCGACCCAGATCATACAGGGGTACAATCTGTACATGTTTTACTATGGCTACACGGTTCTTGAATTTCAGAATGGATTTGCGCGTCTTCCATTTGCTTAGGAATGTGGTCGATGATGCCGTTCTGGATGACCCACTTGAGGAAGTTGAGCTGGGCGATGGTCGTCGTGAGTCCGTGGAACTCGATGCGCGACGTACGGCAAAAAGGGTCGAAGAGCTTCTTAGAGTACCCGTCGAGGCTGGACTTGTAGGCCACGTGGACCGTGAAGATCTTGCCGCCCGGCGTCGTGTACGTGACGTGCTGCGACTTGGCGTAGTTGGTCACGAACCACTCGAGCTTGCGGAGCGAAACGCCCGAGGCGCGGTGCTCGAGAATGTCGTGTAGACGCTCGCGATTCTCGGGCACCTCAAAGAACCTATTTAGGCTAGACAGGAGAACCTCTGATTTGGCCATTAAATTAGGAGAGCGCTTAGTCCTTAAGTCAGATGTCCCACGGAGCGGTAGGAACAGGCTCTGGGGGCGTGGGCGTCGTCGACGGCGGACCACCCGGCATCTGCTTCATGTGAAACTTGCAGTAGCCACAGGGCTGTGGGTTCTTGAGGCACCTCTTGCCGTTCCTCAGAATTCCTTTGCAAAATGTCACCTCAAGGCCCGACGTGTCCTTGATGAGCCGCTCGAGCGGTATGTCGTACAGGCGTGAGACCATCTCCAGGGACACCGACATGCGTAGGTGGACCCTTCTGGTGACCTCTTCCTCGATCAGGTCGAGGATGGCCTTTTCCATGCTAAGAGTACTCATCATTCTTTTAGGTTCGAAACCCATCAGGACCATCGGGAGCTTGCATCCCGGATAATATATAGAAAACGGGGGCCAAATGTGTAACCCGGCAGCGGGACGAATCACTTGACCCCGAAGAAGGCGCTCAAGTGAACCCAACTAGGCTAAAAATCGTAGCCTGAAAAGAGGAATAACGTCCCTCAACCATGATGCTCCTGAAACTCATGGGTGGGCCGCCCATGGAAATCACCGGCGTGTCGGACCCGTCTGTGCCACGCCCGGAGCTGGTGGCCCAGTTATCGGCGGTCATAGACGAATTCTTCCTAGCCGGTGCCAAGGAGCTGGTCGTTCAATACGACCCCGACGTGAACTCGCTGTCCTTTAAGAGTGACGCCGTGCTGTCACCGAGCGCCGCGCTGCGGGTCCACGCCGCTGCAAGCACCATGTCTGATGCGGGCCATGCGCGCGTGACTGTGAACCACTGAAATCTTAATTCACCGCTTTTGCTGCAAACATCGCTAAGAACGCCCGCTTCGCCTCCACCTCGACGGTACTGCCCGTCTTGACCATGAATTTCTTGTCAAAAATAGTATCCTCAGAAACGAGCGGCTCAAGGAGGTCACATACGGGCTTCTTGAACTGATTCGAAAAGTAGTACCCGTAGTCTATGGGTACCTTGTGGTCACGGACAAACACGGGGTCCTCGGCCTTCTCGTACATGGCGCCGTCACCCTTGGTGATCACGAACGCGATGCGGTCACCCTGTTGAGGCTCCGAGCCGGGTGCGCGCGCACGCATCTTGTCGCGGACGGCCACGTGGGCCTGGCGGATGACGCCGTCGTCGCCCGCCTTGTACTTGGACGCGAGCTGCTTGGACATGAGCAGCCGTTCCATAGGGACGCGCCCGTTGATGAGCTCCTTGGCGGCGGCCCGAGCCGACTCGATGACGGGCCGCGGGTCGCTCGACTCGAGGACTTGTGTGAGCAGCCCGCGGAGCGTGTCGCGCACGAACGGACAGCTATCACGCCGGACCACCTGCAGGCCCTTGATGTCGATCTTTTTGAACACGGGACGGAGGACTCCTTCGGAGTCCGGACGGCACTCCCACAGCTTCGCCGCGTAGCGCTTCTTGCTGTACAGAAAGTAGGGGCAGTAAACCTTCTCAAGTTCTAGGTCGTTCGGCGCCTTGAACAACTTCGTGCACTCCTCGGCGGCGCGTTCGCCCTGAACCCACGAGTACTCGATCGCCTCTTGGCCCTTGCGGCCCTGCACGTCAAACTCGACCATCACGGAGTCGGTGTTCTTGACGATCATCTGACCGACACCCGCTTGGAAGGTTCCCGCATCGGTCTCGAGGTCGTAGACGAAGCCGTCCCACGACTCATGGAGGACCCCAAGCTTCTTGACGGCGTGAGGGTTCTTCCGGAAAGACGACTTTGTAAACGTGAGCCGGAAGATGTTGCTTTTGTCCTGACGGGTATTCAGAGACACCTTGAATCCCAGGGACGTCAGGAACATGTAGTACCACTGGGCCGTAACCTGATTCTTGGTATCGATCCGAAGGCACCCTCCTACCTCGTTGTCACGGCGGCACCCGTCGCTGGCCCACAAGCCTTGCAAGAATGACTCGTGACCCATAGCCTCGAGTGGCACCTTCTTCGACTGTCCGTCGTAGCACATGGCGCGCCAAGTCTTGACGAGTTCGACCACGTCACCGCGCGGCGATAGCTTGTACACACCCGAGCTCTCGAGCGTGTCCATTATGACGAACTTATAGTCGGGGTAGAGCACATCGAGGATCTCTTTGCAGTTGTTCAGCAAGTCGAGGTTCTGATTATTGATCGCCCATGTCGCCTTGGATCCCGAGGGGCACTGATAGTGGCCACACGAGCCGTCACCGACGAACACGCCGAGTACGAATAAGAAATCGTCCGAGAAGGCCGACCCTTGCGAAGTCGTAGGGAACGAGTGAAACAGCTCTTGACCCGGGGCAACCTCGGTGGGCTTGAGCAACGTGCACGTCGGGTCCAGGAGTGAATGATCCTCTGTCACGTCGACGAGCCCGGTGTGAGTCAGGACGCGCCAAATCTTCTTTTGGCACTTGTGCCTGATGACACGCTTGATCGGTTGCCAACCAAGATGCGTCCAGGCCTCGACACCAGTGAGACTCGTCTCTTCCTTGTCAGTGCCTTGCTTGAGGAACCCTGGATACTCGACCCAGTCACAACCGAGCGACTCGATGGTCCGTACGCTCGCCACGCCACCGCCCGAGCGGACGAGCACGGGCGTCCCGGGCATCACAGAGTCCCCGTACCGCACCTTGGCGCCCGGGAAGTGCGTCTCGACGTACTCCTTGGTCTCCTCGATCATCTCGCGGCCGCGCATCGTCACCGTGCTTGCAATCGCCACGAGCGGCAACATACCTTTGGACGCACCCGTGAACCCGTAGATCGAGTTCATGGAGATTTTGTAGGCGAGCTGCTTGCCGTTGTAGACCGCCTCCATTGGCGTGCCTTCCGCGATGGCCATCGCCTTCTTGGCCTTTTTTCGGAACGCCTTGAGGTCGGTGAGGATGGTGGGCAGGAGGGAGCAAATCGGTTCACCATTTGCGGCGGTCTGCGCAAACCGATGCGGCCCGAACGTCTCGTACTCCACGCCCGGTAGGTTGTCATACTTGGGGTCTATGACGAGCGTCGAGTAGCACAGGTTGTGCGCGCACATGATGCTCGGGTACAGGCTCGCAAAGTCGAGAGCCGTGATCGGCCCGTAGTACGCCCCGGTCTGCGCCTCGAGGACCGTCGCGCCTTGGTACCCGTCCCCGGGGCCGCCAGGGGCGGAGCCAAATTTCATTGTGGGAATCACAAAGTTCAGTTCGCGAGCCTTGTAGGCCATCTGTGAAAAGACCTTGATCTGTTGCCCGCGCTCGCTCAGGTACGCCAAAGGAACCCAACACGCCTTGGCCATCTCGACCGCGTTCTGAATCTGGCACAGCTTGTCCATGATCTGGTGAGGCAGCTCCGTGTCCTTGATGCAGTAGTCTGCAACCTCGCCCAGGAGTTTTGCATCTCCAGATGCAAAACGCGCAAAAATCTCCTTGACCGGCATGTCTATCTTTTGATCTTTCAGAAAGTGCTTGGAGACGTTGTTGAGCGAGTAGCTCTCGAGCTTGTGCTCGCGCTTGACGTCCTGGAACAAGTCGAACACGTAGCGTCCCTTCATAGGCACCATCTTGAGTTCGTTGTTGCCGAGCGCGCTCGAGCTCAGGTTCTTGGTCACGAGCTCGGCGACCGAGCCACGCACGCGGCCCCATACGGGTGCCAAGCCGTGAGTGACTGCACGAGTGATCAGGTACTCGAGGTCAAAGCCGAAGATGTTCCAGCCGGTGATGATGTCCGGGTCCACCTCGATCAGGTACTTTTCAAAGGCTTGTAAGAGCTCCTTCTCGGTCTTGAACGAGTCGTAGCCCGCGGTCTCCTTGAGGCACAAACACCGACGCGTCGTAGACGTGTCTTCCCCAGAGCCAAACGTGCGCGTCGTCATGCCGATCTGGAACACGACGTCCTCGCGGTTCCGGGGGTCTGGGAACGCGCCCGTGCTCGAGTAGGCCTCAATATCGAAGGACATGACGCGCAAGGGTGCAATGTCGTCACGAGCCACGGGCTTGATGAGTCGCCAGCTCGGCGCCCACAGGTTCACCTCACACGTAGACTCGCAGTCAGGTTCGCATAGGCCCGGGTCGAGCCAGCCGGTCGATGAAACGCCCGAGCAGTGCATGAACCGCAGGACCGAGTCGATGTTTGACTCGTAGACGCGGCACCCCGAGAGCTCCGTGTGCTTCTGGTTCTCGACGGCCCATGCACACCCGCGCATTCCTTTTTGACTCTTGAATTCGAGTTTCAGAAAGCGTTTGAGTTCCCCGTTCTGAAATCCCCAAAGGTCCTTACAGTCTTGGGGGTCACACTTGACAATTTCTCTCCAAAATGTCTGCTTGACAAAGTCTGTGAGTTGATTGGTGCTACCCCCCACAGGCACCTTGAGGTAAAAGTACGGGTTGAACCGCGTCCCGAGGGACACGGATTGTCCATTCGCGGCGCGCCCGAAGATCCGGATCGTATACAGACCTTCGGCCGAGTCGCCACCTTCCCAAGCCACCGCTTGGAATTCCATTGTTTAATTTACGAGTTATTGGTTTAAGTGCAGTTTCTCAGGGCCCTAAGGGGTTAAAGACGTCCGTCATGTGTTAATTGCCGGTCCTTGGTTCTTTGGCGGGAATTTCTGGGACCGGCGAAACAATATATGGTTCATATGAACTCAATACAAACTCACAAACACGCCTGGAGGGACGGAGCCGGGGCCAACGCACCGCCCGAACCGAACATCCCAGGAACAGTGACGTCAATGACATCACCCACCTCATACTTTTCCAGAATGAGTTGGGCGATACGGTACCCGGGCCGAACAACGAACGGCTGAATACAATCATGATTCTGAAGTACGACCTTGATCTCGTCGGCGTAGCCGGGGTCGACCACGCCCGCCAGCGTGTCGAGGCCGTGCTTCACGGCCAGTCCAGTACGAGGTGCAATACGACCATAGGTTCCGAGAGGGAGCTGGACCCGGATTCCGGTCGAGATGACAACGCGACGGCCTGGTAGCACAACATAGTTGTCAACGGCAAAAAGGTCATAACCGGCAGAGGTGGGAGTCGAGCGAGCAGGCAGAAGTGCTTGAGGAACGAGCTTGGTAACATTGAGGGCCATTGTACACAAGCCACGACGCCAGTCTTTATGAGACGTGTTCGATACCTGGGTACATTAGTACGGATGCCAGGGCACTTTCCTGGGTACAGTTGTACGGTTCCTGGCACCTGTTCGATTCTGCCTGCACCTACGGCCCAAGGCACTTAAAAGGCACACGTGTTAGGCACGTAAGATGGCCCGTCCGACGCTCTTGTTAGATATAGATAACGTGCTCATCAGAGACCCGACGCTCCTCGGCCACGTCAAGCACAATGTCGTGCACTATGTTCAGCAGAAGCTTCCCAGGTGCAAGGACCCCGAGCGCGTGAATCAGCTTCTGTACCGGACGTACGGCCACACGGCCCGGGGGCTCGAGAGTTCGTTCAGGATCGACGCGTCGGACTTTGACCGGGAGGTCTATTCACTAAAACTGATCAAGCACTTGTGGGAGCACTTGGACTCTCCGGAGTTTCAGAAGGATGCGGGTCACGTGAGTGACTTGTGTGAAAGTGGATGGGACGTAATTTTGTTTTCAAATGCTCCCTTGACATGGAGTGGTCCGGTCATGCGAGCGATAAGTGATAAGGTTCGGGTTTCTGATGGTCGGTACCTGAAACCTGAAGCCAAGGCGTACACGGCGTTTCCGTCGGACAAGCACTATATATTTGTGGACGATGCGCTTACGAACCTGATGACCCCCAAGCACCTGTACAACTGGACGCCCATACACTTCGCGGAGGAGCCTACGCAGACGATGTTTCCGACACTGAGTTCGATTGAAGGGGTGAAAACGTATTGTCAAATTACACAGGACCTCGCGCGGCTAAATAGACTTTGAGCGTTGCGGCTTCGGCTGGCAGGCGTTCGTTGGGGTGAGGTCGTAGGAGAGCTTCGGGCGGGGCTGGCAGGCGTTCGCGGGCGCGAGGGCACAAGGCAGGGGCAGCAGCTTCGGGCGGTTCGGGTCGCTCCAACGGTTCATAAACTGCTCAAGGCGGGGCGTCATCGCGCCTACAGGTCGAACGTCACCTGACGGTCCCGGCGGCGGTCCTTGTTGGGCGTCTGCGTGAACTCCACGTCGTGCTCCGGACAGAACACGTTTTTCTTCACCTTGGGCGCCTCCGGCCCCGCCACGTTCACCCAAAACTTGCGGTTCACAAAGTCCTCCAGGTCTACCATGTAAACCTCGTCAGTCTCGGTATTGGTGAGCTCCCAGCCCTCACCCGCGTTAAACTCCGTGACGACGCACTGTACGAAACGCGTGTGGCGCTTGCTCTTCACGCTCATGGTCACATCCTTGCCTACGAGAGACTCGAAAACCTTCTCGTAAGCCTCGATCTCATTCGCCAGCTCATCACGCTCCTTCGCCAGCTCAACAACAGCCTCGATAGCCTCCATTACTGAATGACCTACGGTCGAGTCTTTTATCTTGTGTGCAAGTATGGCGGACCTGCGCTTGGCGTTTGCAATTGCACTCGTCGGATTCATTTTCACTTCAAAAATGTGGCTCGAGAAGATGAACACGTTGAGTCCCGAGGTGGGTCTACTGGCCAAGCAGCTCGCGCTCGTTGGGACGGCTCTGATCCTCGCACATCTTTATGGGTCGATTACCGTGACACACCGCTTGGCCCTCGGAGTCGTACTGGTCTACGTGGCGTTCACACTCATTTTCAATTATCAATCCGAGTGGCTCGAGGATGCACAGGTGCCTCAAGTTGAGCGCCAGAGCATAGACGGAGCCATCTATAACCGCGCAAAGCACGTGCTAGGCCTCGAGCCGGAACGTGCGCGTTTGTTCACGTTCGTGCTAGTACCCTTCGTCCTAGTTGCCATAGGGACCTCGATACTACACCGGCGCGTAGTCAACTTGGCCTAGGCCCGGGCGGCTGGAGCCGCGGGACCCATCCGGGTTCCGGGAGGCTCCTGGGGGTGGTCGCGAGCCGTTGGTGCCCTCGTCACTCTCGCTCGCGCCCCCGACCATGGACCGCTCTGCACGCACCCCTTCCCGCGGCCCCGTGCCCAACTCCGGCTGGGCCGACGAGATGGCCCTCGAGACCGTGTTGCGCAAGAAGCGCGAGGCGTCGCGCGACGCGCGCCTCAAGGCGGCTGCTGACAAGGCGGCTGCTGACAAGGCGGCTGCTGACAAGGCGGCTGCTGACAAGGCGGCTGCTGACAAGGCGGCTGCTGACAAGGCGGCTGCTGACAAGGCGGCTGCTGACAAGGCGGCTGCTGACGCGGCGCGCAAGGCCAAGGGCCCGGCGCCTCCGCTGGTCCATTTCGGCACCCAGCCGCTCGGCCCGACGCCGGCGCCGCGCCTGAACCTCGGGGGCGTCGGCAACGGCGGCCGCGGCAAGGGTGCCAAGGGTCTCGGCATGGGCGGTGTGCGCCGCCACCAGAAGGTCCTGCGCGACAACATCCAGGGCATCACCAAGCACGCCATCCGCCGCCTGGCGCGCCGTGGTGGCGTGAAGCGCATCGGCGGTCTGGTCTACGATGAGATCCGCGGCTGCCTCCGGGTGTTCCTGGAGCAGGTCATCTACGACACTGTCACCTACACGGAGCATGCGCGCCGCAAGACCATCACGGTCATGGACGTCGTCTACGCGCTCAAGCTGAAGGGCCGGACTCTCTACGGGTTCGGTGGCTAGGGGACGGGACAGCCGCGCTGCGGCTGGCACTGTTTAACACAACACACTCAATGGCGTGCGCACTCGTAGTCCCGGATAGCGCGTAGCGAGCGCGGGTAGCGGTTCGTCAGGGTAGTAGTAGTGCTCCATGTGGCGGTCCGAGTAGTACACATAGTCCTCCATAAGGAAGTAGTCGATCTCGTCAGGGCTGCAGTCTTGTGCGCGCAGGAACCGGTACGTGCGCTCCCCGTCCTTCAGGTCATCCACGAGCGCCTCCATCACCTCTGGCCCAAACTCGTCGGCGAGCTCGCGCATGTCCTCGAAGGAGGCGTCGATGAACTCGCCGAACACGTCAGCACACTTCGCTTCCCAAGCCACCTCGTTCCAGACGCGACGCAGCTTGTGAAACCCCTTGAAGTTGATATCGGCCCGGCACATAGGGCATCCAGACCCCGAACCCTTCTGGTACCAGGACTTGACGCACCCCTTGCAGAACTCGTGGCTGCAGGTCAAGCGGCACGTGGCACCCTCGCAGTAGCAGACGGAGCACTCGGAAGCCATCTCAAGGGCAAGTTCGCGGTGGGTGAAGGACCCGACCCCGACTCGCACTTGGCCGGTACAAGACACGTTTTCCAGGGACCGCCTAGTTAAACAGTACGCACCTCTTGTCCCTAAGAGACCGCAAGGATGCTCACCACCCTTCCACCGAAGACCCCCACTTTGACCCCAAAGAAGACCGGAGGTCGTGACAAGAGAAAGTTCTATACGATCCATTCTCACCCGAACCGCGCATTCTCTTTCAAAATGAGTGAAGACCACAAAACTTCGATCGTAGGTTTCAAGACTTATGACCATGCAGTTTTCATCGGAAGTATGATCGAGACGCATTTTGTTCAGAAAAAGGAGTGGCCCGATACTCAGATCATCGGGAACCTCATTTTGCCGAACACGTTTAGCAAGGACCTGAAGCACGTTCAGATCAAGAAATGGATTTTTGAGGACCTCAAGCTCACGTGTACCCGAAACATCCTAGACCTGATCACCGTCGAGGACATTGTCGACTCACCTTCGGGCTTTTCGTTCATGGGGAGCAATTATATGTTCGAGGCTGACACGGAGTTTTACCAAGAACGGTTCGAGGAGCTCTACGAGCTTGGAGACGGAGGCGGCGGGGTCTGAGCCGGTGGCGGGGCCGTGGGCGTCGGAGGCGGAGGCGGGGCCGTGGGCGTCGGAGGCGGGACCGTGGGCGTCGGAGGCGGCGGTGGGACCGGTGAAGTGTTCGAGGGCATGGTTGCTGGCTTGGGGACCGAAGGAACCGGTGGAGGCGGCGGTGCGGCGGGCGTCGGAGCCATGGGAAGGGTCACGGGCGGCGGCGCTGCAGCCTGCATGGGCGGCGCGTCCGGTGGTGGTGGTCCACCCTTCATCGCAGCCTGGCGCTCGGTCCACGCGTCCAGTGAGATTTCAGATTTGTCCATCACGCTCTTCTTGGCGACGAGACCGACGGCCACGAGCGACTTGTCAGACTCGGACTCCTCGAGCGGTGCGCCGTTGTTCACGGGCGCCTGGACATACGTTGCGGTGGTGCGTGGTGCGACGGCAAAGTAATAAAGAACCGCAGCAAACACGGCGCCCAGGATCAGGGTCAGCAGCGCCTGTTGGTCCATTACCATACGAGCAGAATTTTTTTGTGCGACTTTGATAGAGACAGATGGGCGCTCTAATCTATTCTTGCATGCTGTTGAGCACGGCCGTATTCCTCGTCGCGCTCGCGTCGATCAGTATCGAGGCGTACAAGACGTGCAAGGATCCTAAACTCATGGAAACCAAGGCGAAGAACTACAAGTTCACCATCGCCATGGTCGTGCTCGGCGTCCTTTCGATCCTGATTTCGTTCGCGGGCATCGTCGGCGGCGTCCGGTCTGGTTCTATTTGAATCCTAATTTGACCTTTTGCTTCTGCGTCGGCCTTGCGGCTGGCACAGCCGGGTCCGTGCTTTTGATCCACTCCGTGCCCGTATGGGCCCTCCACTGAATCGAAAGACGGTCGAGCGCCTTGCGGCACAGCACGCACGGCAGGGACACACCGAGGACCCCGTCGCTCTTGACACGAATAACGACGAGGTCCCCGTATTTTCGGTGAATCCAGGCGGCGAAACACGTCGGGTGGATTCCCTGGCGTCTGGCCTCGAGGGTCAGACCCTTGATCAGTTTGCGCTCTGCGCAGCATTTACAGTCGCTGATGGCGTGGTACGGCACACCGGGTCGTCTCGCAGACAACCATTGGGTGTTACATGCCCGATGGCCTTATGTAAAGAAAACGTGTGTTGTACCGGGTAGGGTCTCGGACCCTTGCTGCATCGTCACCTGCTTCGCCCCTCCCGCCCCCGATGGAGCACCCCCTTCGCGACCACGCCCGCACGCTCTTTGCCGGCGCGCTCGGCGAGGGACCCGTCTCGCGCAACGCGGAGCGGTCCGTCTACAACTGGTCCGTGCAGCGTACGCGCGAGATGGGCGCCGACTCGTCGTGGGAGAACCGCCTGTTCCGGTGGCGCTACAAGATGAAGGTCCTGAACCTCGCGGCGGAACTGAAGCGGAGCGACGGGTCGCTGGCCCAGCGAATCAGCTCCAAGGAGCTCGAGGCGAAGAACCTGGCGCGGTACCCGGCTGAGGTCCTGGACCCGGACGGACCCGTGTCGCGCACGCTCTTCAAGCTCAAGGCGAAGGAGCTCGCGTACGAGGCTGAGAAGGCGAAGAAAGAGGACTACGAGGGCTTGTTCAAGTGCGGGCGCTGCAAGGGCAAGAAGACCACGTACTACCAGATGCAAACGCGCAGCGCGGACGAGCCTATGACGACGTTCGTGACGTGCCTAGGCTGCGCGAACCGGTGGAAGTGCTGATTGCACGCTGATTACCCTCTCATGAATACTGTGAAACCACTGGCACCCAAGTCAATGACTTAGGATATTAACGTTATAGATACGAAACCATACCGACTCACACCACCATTAAGGTTGACGCTGCTAAATCCATTAGCTTTTGACCCACCTCCGCCACCCGCAGTGTTACATGAACCCTGCCCACCTCCAACGCCACCACCCCCACCTGAATACCCTCCGCCACCGCCGCTACCGCCACCGTTAGCGTTGCTATTATTAATACCACACGCCCCTCCACCACCCCACCCCCCATCAGCCGAAGCATACCAACCTCCACCTGCTGCCAACCCTAAACCCCCGAGAAAAGTGGTGCTTCCCGAGACGCCCCCGCCAAGCCCAGCACCACCGCTGCCTCCGTGGGCGTATCCAGATGCGGTTGTAGCGGTATTTCCACCGGTGCCGGTATTAGTACCTGAATTTCCACCATAACCGGAACCGATGTTAGAAGCGCCTCCCGCACCACCGCCACCACTCGTGCCACCCGCACCTCCACTGGTGCCGCTGCATCCATTTGCACCGGCAATTCCATTTTCGGTCGTCGAACCGTTTGTTCCACCGTTTCCAAATACGTCTGCGCCACCTCCTCCACCAGCTATGAGATAAGAGCTTGATAAACTTATAGATCCGATGAAAGCTGCTGAAAGGCCGCCGCCACCGTAATTAACAGGGATGCCGCCATAATAAGGCGTCACCGTTTCTCCATTGCCGCCACATACAATATAGACATAGGCACCTTGACTCAAGCTAATTGATCCGGATACCGTATTACCCCAACCGACGGCGGATGATCCCTGGGGGGCTCCCCGCGCACCGCCTATAGTGAAAGAGTACGATCCAGAAAAGGGTACGGTCCAACGCACGACTCCCTGAACACCTGGCATATCCATATACGAGTTATACCAGTCTGATGGCGCCGGAGTTCCTGAAGTCCAGGCTTTGGCTGCTGAAAGCGGTTGTCCTGTTCTTCCAGTATTTACGTTATTAAACTGAACATTTTGGAATTGGTATAATCCGGCGGTCGTAAAGTTTTGTGAATAGTACCCACTCCAAAGCCCTGCCGCAGATATTGAAGCAATTTGGATAGTGTAAGTTGTCGCGCCAGCCAGGCCTGATATCGTATACGACGTGCTCGAAGTGTGGTACCCGTACGGTCCATACGTAATATAATATTGACTCGCTCCCGTGGGTGCTGACCAACTCAGAGTTAGGCTCGTCCCTGTGGATGAGCTAAGAGACAAGGAAGTCACCGGGTTCGGTTGGGTCCCTATACTGATCGAGTTTGAAGGACCGTTTCCTTGGCAATTAATAGCGTACACTGTAAAAGTATAGGAAGAACCGGGACTTAGTCCGTTCGTCGTCCAACTTGTTCCTCCACCGGTATAGCCTGAACTCGGTCCAGAGACGTAATAGTTCGTAGCCTGATTGACGGCGTACCAATACACCGTAATACCCGTTGTACTTTGGGCCCACGTGTACCAACCGGGTTGGGTCGGCGCGACGGTCCGAGACTTTCCGTAGAACGTCGCTCCGAATGAACACGTGGTCCCACCCGTAAGACAGATTTCAGGCATTAAATTCTGACTCACATTCGTCAGAGTCCCCGGCGCTCGACCCATCTCAGTCATGATTTGACTCAGACTTATCGGACCCGATGAGGGAAGAGGGCCCATCTAAATTATAAACACATAATAAATGGCCGAGACTATCACGTTCGGAAACCGGAACATCGTCACGACGGGCTTTGTCGGCGTCGGCACGACGTCCCAGACCACGTCCATGTATCAGGTGGCCGTCGGTGGTTCGATCGGGGCCACGGGCGACGTGTTCACGTTCTACTCTGACGAGCGTCTCAAGACCAAGACGGGAGGGCTGACTGGCGCTCTCGACAAGGTGTGTTCGCTCGAGGGATTCACGTACGTCCCGAACGAATTGGCAAAGGAAATTGGGGCCTGTAGCGACAGCCTCCAGCGCGTCGGCGTCAGCGCCCAGAAACTCAAGGAGGTTCTGCCCGAGGCGGTTGGAGCCGCAGCGTTCAACCCGGAGTACATGACGGTCCAGTACGACAAGGTGGTCCCGCTGCTCATCGAGGCTATCAAGGAGCTTAGGTCGCAGCTGGAGTGTATACAAAGCAAACTACGTTGATGTGCGAATAGGGGTATCCATTAGGACTCCACGTGGTGTTATTAATAGTCACGCTTACGGACTGACCCGAGAGACCTGTTGCCGACGTCCCGATGGCCTGTGTCGCAACCGGGTAATGAAGTTGGCCGTTTGTATGCTGGTACAGGTACCCGGTCTGGCCTGTCGTGAGGCTGATTTGCTGATCGACACCCGCTCCACTGAGGTATGCATGCCCTTGACCGGTCCGGTATTCATTTGCACGGTATTCGTAAACAAAAGAGCTACAGAACGTCACAAAGTACACGGCCGATTGACCCGTGGTCAAGGTCGGGACCGTGAACGAGCCGACTGTCACGGCCCCCGTCGAGTTGTACGACCAAGACCTGGCAAAGGCGAGCTGAAATTTCCCTCGTGAAAAGAGGGGCATCATGTTCATGAGTGGCGGGGCGCCGTACCCGTTTTGGCCCGCCACACGTGAAGAGGCTGTGATCGTCGCCATTAGTAAATCCCAATATTTTAAGCGGGTGGCGTGTAAATGAAACACACGATATTGACCCAGATGTTCGGGTAACTCGAGGATGTCGTCAACGAGGACAACTGGTGCGTGATCTGACCACCGGAGTAGGCGCCGGGCGACGTGAACACACCTTGGACCGTCGATGGGTATTGTGATACAAAGTACGCGTACCCACCCATACCGTTGGTCAAACTGAACGTCACGTCCTGTCCCGAGGCCGTGTAGGTTCCGTATGGCCCGTTCAAATTGTCAGCCACGTTATTCGATCCGTAATTGCTCGTGAACGTCACAAAGTACACGGCGATCTGGTTCGCAGTCATTGTCGGATTGTTCGTATAGTACGTGGAAGTGCCGCCAGCACCGTTCCGACGCTCGAAACACTGGGCCTGGTGAAACTTGAGCGTCCCTTGGGTAAAGAGTTGGGTCAGGTCAAAGAGGGCCGACGCCATATTACTTAGTACTCACATTTTTAAGTGAACGGCGTATAGACGAAGCACGATACGGTCGCGTGCATACACGGACCGACACCGCTATTGTTTGTATATGAGTAGAAGTACGTCGTAAGTTGGGTCCCGGAATATGCAGAACTCGATGTACACACGCCCTGAGACACGAGGGGCGCCAGAGCATTATCACAATTGGTCGTGCTCGTCACATTCAATCGAACGGAATTGTTCAAATTAAATACGACGTCCGCGCCAGACATCTGAAATATACCCTCGGGACGAAAGTCGGCATTGGTGTTGATGGTTGCGTAACTCGTATAGAGCGTCACAAAGTACACGGCGATTTGACCCGCGGTCATCGTCGGGTTATTGAAGTAGTTGGTTCCGCTCGAGTTAATAGTCCCACCAAACGACCGGGCAAACGCAAACTTGAACGTCCCGGACTTCATCATCAACTTGACCAGATTGAACATACCCGAACCCTGCTGGGACTGGCTCTGGGCCGTCAAGGAGGCCATATAGTAATATCCTCTAGTTTTTTTCTCATCGAAACATAAATGGAGTACACGAATCGCATTTTCCGCGTGCTTGGGACCGTTCCACTCCCGGACGCCGCATCTACCGCGGCTCACCAGGAACAGATGGTCCAGATGAATCAGACGGCTCAGACGTTCACGACTCTCGTGTACAAGAAGGACCTCTTGAACCTCAAGGCGGAGCTTGCGACGCTCGAGACTGAGCTCACGGGGACCCTCTCGGACTCTACCGAGACGGTCCAGGCCACAATTTCCAACCTTAATTCAGTCATCGACTATACGCTCTCGAAGATTTGAGAGTAAAGAAAGTCTCGAACAAGTAGTAGTAAAAGATGGCCGAGACGATTTACGTCGGCCGATCACTTGTGATCGCCTCGGCCAATCCAATAAAGTCCGCGAACGTGACCGTCGGGGTAGGAAGTTTCACGTCAAATTTGACGAGCGGCTCCCTGATCGTCACGTCGCCCTTGCGCGCACTGAACCTCCCCTTGTACACAGAATCGGCGACCCAACCATCACTCGCTTCAGGCGGGGACGAGTGGTTCGCTACATCCAACGCGAGTCTGTTCCAGTACTCGAGTGGCTTGTGGAACCTGTTGGTGGCGTTTCCGATACCGGTGCTTTACACTTTCACGTCGGCGACTTTCACACCCGGTGGAGCGACCGGGCAGAATGGTCCTGTTATTTCACAGGCCCGTTCGGGACTCACCGGAACGCCTGCGCCGAGCGGGTGGTCGAGCACGTATCTGAACATGACGACCCAAGGATACCAACTCTGGACCGTTCCGGATACGGGATCGTACACTATTGTGGCGGCTGGGGCTCGAGGTGGCAACGCGAGTGGTTACTCTGGCGGAAATGGACGCATAGTTCAAGCAACATTCTCGTTGACTAAAAGTCAAGTTCTCAAAATTCTCGTAGGTCAGGAAGGAAGTTCACACACCTGGACTGGTATGGGGCCCACTTATGGAGGTTCTGGAGGTGGTGGTACATTTGTAACCGACAACAGTAATAACATTCTCGTAATTGGTGGCGGTGGCGGTGGGCCAAAGAACAACAGCCCGTGGAATGCGTGGGCGAACGGCCAAGCCGCGCCATTCGCCAATTATGGGCTGACTAGTACAGGAGCGGTTGGTGCCAGTGGTGGGAACGGTGGATCAACGAGCGACCCAGCTGGGGGTGGGTGCTCCGGTGGCGGTGGTGGTGGGTACTCTGGAAACGGCCAAGTGACATCGGCTTGTTATATACCAACAGTTGCTTATTCGTTTTTGAATGGAGGTGTAGGGGGTGCATATTATAATGCAACGTATGGTAGTGCCGGAACCGGGCTCGGTGGATTTGGTGGTGGGGGCGCGGCTGTTTGGGATAATGCGTTCCGCCCTGGCGGTGGTGGTGGATATTCGGGCGGCGGTGGGTCCGATTGTTGCAGCAGCGCAGAAAGTGGTGGTGGGGGTGGTTACTATTCATCTGGAACATCCACGACAAATAATGGAACAAACAATGGGGTGGGCTACGTCACAATCACCAAAGTTTAATAAAGAAAATACCAGTAGATAATAACAAAGATGTTCTACGGTCCAGCGTACTGGCGCTTCATGCATCACTTTGCTCTGCACGACCTGGGTCGTGACCTCATGGTCGATCTGGGCCAATTCATCGGTTGTGCCGAGTGCGCCGCCGAGTACGAGCCGCCCACGGAGAATCAGGACCTCATCCTCTGGTCCAAGAACCTTCACAACAAGGTGAACGCCAAGCTGGGCAAATGGGACAAGTGGGACTTGACCGATTTCCATATCGGCCAGAAACCCGAATGTGACATTTGTGCAGACAAGGTCCACTTCGGGTACCCTTGGATGTTTATTCATCAGGCGGCCGAGACTGGCAATGCAGCCTCGATTCCTTTTCTCCAGAACTTCGATCAGGCGTACCCGTGCGACAAGTGCCGCGGGACGTTCCTTCCCGACGCACCCAACGAGGGCGAGTCGGCGATCGACTGGACGATCCGGAACCATCAGAAGGTCCAGCCCACGTTCCAGTACTTCCCGCCGCCCGTTTCCAACACCGCGGCGACCGCCGACGGAACGACTGTGGGGTGCCCCGGGTGCCCGAGCAACGGCGGCACTGCGGTCCCGGTTCCGGTTCCGGTCGACACTACTACTGCAGACGTTCCTCCGCCTCCGGCGTCCCTTGTTGAGCCGGGCGTCGCCCCGCCTCCAGTTGAGCCCGTCGACGCTACGACTGCGGCCGTCGAGGAGGTCCCCGTCGACACTGCGGCCGTCGAGGAGGTCCCCGTCGACACTGCGGCCGTCGAGGAGGTCCCCGTCGACTCTACGACTGCGGCCGTCGAGGAGGTCCCCGTAGACACTACGACTGCGGACGTTCCAGACGAGCCACTCGAGACTCCAGCTCCTTCAGAGCCTCAATGAGCAAAGGGACCAGCTTGTCGTACTGGACCGTCAGGTACTCTTGACCAGTCCGTGAAACCTTGACCCCCTGGACCGTGTCCGTGTCGAAGGGGGCCGGGCGGATCGCCTCGGGCAAGACGCGCTGGACAGCCTGGGCCGACACGCCGACGTGCTGACCATTTTCAAAACCAAAAGACGTGGCCAAATCATTTGGCCGGTAAATGAACCCCTCGAGGGACTTGACCTTGGCGAGAGCGTCTGTGATCTCTCCCGTCCTGGTCTTGAGGCGGTCGTCCGAGTAATACGCCGTGATGTCGCCCGTCGTGCCGAAGGTCCCGACAACCTGGAGGTTATAAGAATTCGGGTTGGTCGTCCCGACTCCTACGTTCCCGGTGGTCGTAATGCTTCGATTTCCAAAGTAAATTGGTGTGGTCATTTAACATAATGAAGGACTAAATTTTGGTGATGGTTACGAAGCCGGATAGTATTTGATAGCAAATCCTCCACCATTCGCCAAGTTGTACCCACTTGATGTAGTATTTGGATTCTGCGTTAGTGAGTAAATTGTAGACGTATCCTGTTCCCAACCGGCAAAATATACACTGTTTACTGAGTCACAACATACTGCTCGTCCAACACCATATCCTCCAGCCCCTGCAACTGACGTCGATTTTAGATATGTTCCGGTCGAGTCCCATGAAGCTAAAAATGGTCCATAGTACGTTGACGGTGTGGTTGGTAAACTATAAGTACTCGAAGTTGTGTTTGGATTTAAAGTCATGTTATAAATTGTTGCCGATTGGGCAAATTGTCCAACGACGTAAACCGTTCCAGATGAATCACATGCCACTCCATTAATATTTACGCCGAAAGTGCTACCAGTACCGTTTAAAGACGTTGAATACTGGTACGTACCAGATGAATTATACTTTATAATAACTCCACGTACAAGGCTTACTGTTGGAAAACTGTACCCGGATGACGATGTATTTGGATTTAAAGTCATATTATATACAGTTGTTGTGGAACCAGGGTTATAAACTGATCCAGCCCAATATACATTATTCGAAGAATCTAATGCACAAAACCATCCACTTCCGGGATAATAAGAACCCAAATTGAGAACGGTCGAGTACTGGTACGTTCCACTCGAATTGTATTTTATAAGTGCAGGCCATGAATATCCACCATTTGCGTTTGTCAAGCTGTAACCACTATTATTTGTGTTTGGACTTGCTGTAAGATTAAATATTGTCGGCTGACCGCTATAGACCAGGGACCAGTATATGTTCCCGGAAGAATCTGCTATAACATCATACCCGGCCCCTGATGATGTCAGATAGGTGGACGATTGATACGTTCCAGACGAGTTGTATTTTATTAAAACAATCAAAGTACTACTTTGGTTAGCTATACTATAACCACTTGATGACGTGTTTGGATTTGCTGATAGATTATAAATAGTCATTGAAGAATTTGAAGGAATTTGTGTTGTCCAGTACACGTTTCCAGATGAATCACACCCGACTCCACTATCGGATCCACCATAACCCTGATTTATAACCGTTGAGGTCTGATACACCCCGCTCGAGTTATATTTGACGAGTCCAGGAATATATGTTCCAGATGATGCTGGTAGAGAATATCCAGACGACGATCCGGATGGGTTCAGACCCATGTTATAAAGTGTCACACCGCCACCACTATTGTAATGCAACGTAACATACAAGTTTCCGGATGAATCACATGCAACTCGGTCGACATAACAGTAGTTGGTTGTGGGTGTACTCGTTGATGCAAAAACTGCACCATAAAGGTAATTTCCACTCGAATCATATTTTAAAACGAAACCCCAACCGTAACCTCCAGAATTCTGATCCGGCAAAGAATACGCCGTTGAAATATTTGGATTTGCCGCGAATTTTTTTATCACGACCCCGCTGCCTCCGTAGTACCCACCGATGTATATATTTCTTGAAGAGTCTGCTGTACAACACGTAACCTGTCCTACACCTGGTGACGTTGAGATTTGTGCGAATTGACCAGGAACCGGTGGAATTGTGTACGCCCCCAACCACCCCCACCCGAGCGTGCTGGTGTATTTGAAAACGTTCGCATTGGACGAGCAGACCCACTCGTCACCTGGACCGACGGACGCGGGCTGGGACGCTGACTGGATCTGGATCGGGACCCGGCTCAGCCTGACGAGCGTTCCGTTCGCGTCGTAGACGTTCGCCGTGATGCTTCCGGTCGCCGAGTCGAAGCTCAAGACCGTATTGGACACGCGGATCGACGTGACGTTCATGCTCGGCCCGGACGGCGTGACGCCCCGGACCACGAGCGAGGCCTGTCCAAAGTTCGTCACCTCCGACATCTACTACTACTAAGGCCGACTAAATTTTGGTGATGGTGACGTAGCCGGCTCCGGAGTTTGTACTAGTTGATTGTAGCGTTACGGAGGTATAAGACCCTCCGCCACCGCCACCCTTGCCCCAATCACTTGCTGTATATCCACCCCAAGTACCACCCCCGCCGCCAGAATATCCTCCGCCTCCGCCGCCGCCTAAAGCGCCTCCCGCTCCTCCTCCAAATCCCCCCACTTCAGTTGCATTTGAATTTTCACCTAAACCACCTACGCCGCCATTTAAAAACGAGTTTCCACCATAACCAAAGCCTCCTCCCCCATATCGATCTGTATACGCCGAGCCATTACCAATATAACCGCCACCACCACCACCAGGACGATGAGATTGTCCACCTGTACCACCATTCCCGTTTGTACCTCCTATACCATCGCTCAAGTAATATTGTCCCGATCCCGGGTACGAATTTGTACCAGATGTGCTCAAAGACGCATTTACACCATTTTGTGTTGTTGTTGATTGTTGATATCCACCTGCACCCCCTCCTCCCCCAGCTATAAGCAAAGCTGAACCATTCCTAATTACGAAAGTGCCTCCTCCGCCACCTGCTCCATCACTATTTCCTAAACCCACCTGTCCAATTGCAATTTGCAAAATATCTGATTGTGAAAGGTTAACAACGTTTGTCATCACAGCCCCCAAACCACCACTGCCAAAACTCGATGATCCGCCACGTGATCCGGCACACGTTATGGTATATGATCCCGTCACCGGAACCGTCCACAACATAATACCCTGGGTCGTCATGTTCAGGTACGTACTCGACCACCCGCTCGGTGTAGGCGTCCCCGTGAGCCCCGAGCGAGCCTGTGAAATAACAGGACCCGTGTAGCCCGTTTGACCACCTGTGTTGAACGTCGCAGTCGTGAATGCGTAAAGCACCGGCGGCGCCGCCACAAGTTTCCTCCACCCCCCAGACAAGTACCGAAAAGGCGTCGAATTGGAAGTCGACCACCATTTGTCCCCTTCGGCCGCCAGAGCAGGTGCACTCACCGACTCCGCGTACGCCGGAACGAACCCCTGGCGGACCAGTGTTACACCCGAGTACACGTTTGCGTTCACGCCTCCGGTCGACGCACTCACCTGGAGGGACGTGGTTCCCAAGTACAACGCACTCGATATCACGACGTTTCCTGTCGCCGTGATATTGTTTGCACTGAACGTAGAGTTTGGTAAAATGAGGCTTTCGGCCATCTAAACTAGTCTTACATTATAATTTGTTGAAATAGGGCGCTAAGCAGAACTCCTTTGGCGCGGGCGTGACGGTGTTCAAGGCCCCAACGTTCGAATAGGTCTGCGTGGGACACATCACGACCCGACCGTCTGGAACCAACGTGCACCCCCAAAACAGGAGCGTTCCGCCGACGCTCGTTGAATTCGAAAACGTGAGTGTCGATGGGTCGAACATACCGACGTTTGCCGAGTACCAAGGACTGAACACGACATTGCCCGTCGGCAGGAGGCACCCGCCATAAAACGCCGCCGCTCCCGTGTTCGTTTGGACATTTGAATATGTGAGGGCCGTCGGGTTGAACACGCCCACGTTCGAATTGGCACCCCCAGAGGCTGGAACGCACACAACGTTGCCGTTCGGCGCCAAAACTCCTCCGAAAAATTTAGCCGTACCCGACTCTCCCAGATTGATCGAGTTGGACGTGGTCTGGGTCATGGGATTGAACTGAACGATATTTGCGTTCGTGCGCGGCACACACACGACGTTTCCGTTGGGCAATAGGACGGCTCCGTACAAAGAGCCGTCGAATCTAGCGCCTGGAACATTGGACAACGTATTGAGACTCGGATTGAAGGTGAGAATATTGGAACTGGTGGTCGCGGGAACCATCACGACGTTCCCGAGAGGGTCGAGGACTCCACCCCAGTAAGACCCGCCCGGTCGTGCAACGTTGGAAAAGACGAGCGAGTTGGGATTGTACGCGCCTATGTTTGCGTTCGGATCGGATGGTACGCAAATCACGTTTCCGGCGGGCGTCAGGACGGAGCCCATGTAGACTGAAGTACCGGGGCGATCACCCGAAGGCGTCACGACCGTGAACTGGTTCGTCGCCGGATTGAAGATGCCGATGTTCGAAGTCGAGGGGGTCATGAAGACCCGGCCGTCGGGAAGCAGGAGACTTCCGCGGCCGTACCCGAGACCTGCAACCGACCCGACGTTTCCAAAAACCGGTCGCGAGCTCGCCGACCACCATGAATTCCTGGCCAAATTTGTCGTCGCACCTATCCACGTCTGAATGATGGTGGCGTTTGATAGGTTGGCCGCCAGGTACGCACCTTGTTTCGTCAGGTCCGTGTTGTAGTACAGGGTACCCGCAATCACGTTCGAAGCGGTCAGTGTGTTTGCAACGTAAATATTGTTCAGCAAATTCAGAGCCCCTACAAAATTGATCGTCTGATTCGTCTGGGCCGAGATGGTCGCCACGTTGAGCGTCGTCACATTTGCGTTGATTGCCGTGTAGTACTGGGCTGTGAGCCCACCTGCGGCCCAAATGTTGCCCTGGACGTGAAGGGTCGCACCGAGGTTCGTGGAGGTTCCGATACCGACGAGGCTCGAACGCCCATAGATGGCCAGGACGTTCGTGACCTGTGCGTTTGCCGTGGTGGCGATCACATTTGTAACTGAAATTGAGTTGGACGCGTACAAATTACCCCTGATATCGAGAGACGACGCGGGTGTCGTGGTGTTGATACCCACGAGACCGGCCGTACCGAATATGCTCGTGGCGTTCACGGACGGCACGTTCATGGTCCCGGTCAAAACCACATTTGTAGTCTGAATTGAGTTCGAGGCCCAGATATTACCACGCACGTCCAGAGACGCCCCGGGCGTCGTGGTGTTGACGCCGACCAGACCATTCGTTCCGTAAATTGAAGTCAGGTTGATTGTCGCGATGTTCGCCGTCGTGGCGATGACGTTGGTCGTCTGGAAGGCGTTCGAGGCGTACAGGTTTCCTTGGATGTGAAGGGTGGCGCTGGCCGCAGTCGTCCCGACGCCGATGAATCCCGCAGACCCGAAGATGCTGTTGGTGTTCAGCACAGCCACGTTCAAGACGTCGGTCACGAGATTAGAGACCTGGACGGCATTCGATACGAACACGTTTCCTAGAACGTCCAGGGTCGAACTAGGTGTTGCGGTGCCGATGCCCGTGAAGCCCCCGGGACCATAAATGGCCAGGACGTTCATTACGGACGTGTTTCCCGTCTGCGCGATGACGGTCGGCGCACTCAGGGCATTCGAAGCGAACAAGTTTCCGCTCACTTCAAGAGTCGCTCCGGGTGTGGCGGTGTTGACGCCGACCCGTCCGGACGTTCCCCATATGGCCAGAACGTTTACAGTCGCGGCGTTGAGAGACGTCGTTCCAAACACGGTGGGTGCGGAAATCGCATTGGACGCGTACACGTTGCCAAACACATCCAGCGTCGAACCGGCCGTCGTCGTCCCGATGCCGATCAGGCCCACTGGTCCGTACATGGAAGAAACCGTCAAGACGGAGGCGATGGTTGCGACACTAATGTTCGCCGCAGGAGCCGTGAGCGCGTTCGAGGCGTACACGTTGCCCAGAACGTGTAGCGTCGCCCCGAGGTTCGTGGAGGTCCCCACACCCGTCTGACCCGTCGGTCCATATATTCCCAGAATATTGGCCGTCGAGGTGTTGAGTGAATTTGTAGCGAAAATGAGGGGGGCCGACAGCGCGTTCGAGGCCCAGACGTTCCCTTGGACCTGAAGAGACGCCCCGAGCGCAACGGGCGTCAGACCTATACCAACCACATTTGCCGTTCCAAATATGTTAGTCACGTTCAGTGTCGCCACGTTGAGTGAGTTTGTGATGACCAAATTCGGAGACTGAATTGCGTTCGAGGCGTACACGTTACCCTGAACGTGAAGGGTCGCCCCGAGGTTCGTGGAGGTCCCCACACCCGTCTTGCCGGCGGGGCCATAGATACTCAGTATGTTTGCCGTTGCTGAATTGAGTGAAAACGTGACTATGATGCTCGGCGCCTGAATCGCATTCGAGGCGTACACGTTGCCCTGGACATGGAGCGTCGCGCCGAGCGCTGAAGAAGTGCCGATGCCCACAGAGCCAGACTGGCCGAAAATACCTAGAACATTCGTCGTCGACGTGTTGAGCGAAGTTGTGGCGAAGACGTTCGGGGCCGTGAGTGCGTTCGAGGCGTACACGTTGCCCTGAACGTGGAGCGTCGCCCCGAGGTTCGTGGAGGTTCCCACGCCCGTTTGACCCGTCGTACCATAGATACTCAGCGTGTTCGTGGTGTTCGTGTTGAGCGTGATGGCGACGACGTTGGTCGCCTGAACGGCGTTCGAGACCCAGACGTTACCTTGGACATGAAGCGTCGCCCCGAGGTTCGTGGAGGTCCCCACGCCCGTCCGTCCAGACGTTCCGAAGATGCTCAGGATATTCGCCGTGACCGCATTGAGTGAAGTGGTGGCGAAGATGACGGGCGATTGTATCGCGTTCGAGGCGAACACGTTGCCTTGGACGTGAAGCGTCGCCCCGAGGTTCGTCGAGGTGCCCACACCCGTTTGACCCGTCGGACTGAAGATGCTCAGAATGTTCGCCGTGCCCACGTTGAGTGAAGAGGAGGCGAAGATGCTAGGCGCCGTGAGCGCGTTCGAGATCCACACGTTACCCTGAACGTGAAAGGTCGCCCCGAGGTTCGTGGAGGTTCCCACACCAGTTTGACCCGTCGGGCCGTAGATGCTCAGGATATTTGACGTGGCGGAATTGAGTGTGGTGGCGATGATGAGCGGAGCCGTGAGAGCGTTCGAGGCCCACACGTTTCCTTGAACCTGAAGGTTCGCTCCACCCGTCACGGGCGTCGTGTTGACACCGACCACACCGAGAGGCCCGAAAATTCCAACCGTGTTTGTCGTGGTCACGTTTGAATTCACAGCAAAAATTGAGTTGAACCTCGTTGTAGTATTTCCAATTGTCGAAAAGGCTGAACCCGCAATCAGGTTTCCATAAAACATGGAAAAGGCCCCCTGGACAGAAAGATTCTGTTGTAGCACCACGTTTCCTGTGGTGTTACTGTCGCCAAAGTTCGTCACGACCTTTGACATTCTACTAAGTGCTTATATTTTGTTCACGTATGGTGAGAGGCAGAAATCAACCGGTGCAGGCGCTGTAGTGTTCAGTGCCCCAACATTGAGTGAATTCCAAGGTGAAAATACGACCCGGCCGTCGGGAACCAACACGGACCCAGAGAAGAGCCCGGACCCTGTCGTCGTCGAGTTGGCATACGACAAGGCCACCGGGTCGAACATTCCCACATTTGCAGATGAAAATGGACAGAAGACGATGTTCCCTGTCGGTGTGAGGCACCCGCCTGCAAACCCAGAAGTCGCCGCTACGTTAGACCACGTGCCGACCGCCGGCTGAAACACACCCACGTTCGAGGATGTGCCCGGGACGAAAACCACGTTCCCAAGGGGCGTCAACACGCCTCCACTGAAATTACCCCCTCCGAGATTCACCGAGTTTGAAAAGGTTTGGTTGATCGGATTGAACTGAACCACGTTCGAGTTTGTATTTGGTACGCAAATTACGTTTCCGTTGGGTAATATGACCGCGCCGCTGAACGAGCCATCATACCTAGTACCGGTGATGTTCGAAAAGGTTCCCAAGAGGTGATTGAACGTTCCGATATTCGACGAGGAATTGGCCGGGACCATCACGACGTTCCCGAGCGGATCCAGGACCGCCCCTGCGTACGAGCCACCCGGAGCCACGACGTTTGCGAACGTCAGCGCGCTCGGATTGTACACGCCGATGTTCGAAGAGCTCAAGGGTATGAAGACCACGTTACCCGAGGGCGTCAGGATAGCACCCGAGTAAGACCCGACGGGCGCCCCACCTGAAGGCACCACCGCCGAGTACTGATTCGTCCGAGGGTTGAAGACACCGACCGTTCCGATTGATGAATTTTGTGGGAAAATTACACGACCGTCTCCAATGAGCGCCGGACGGCCGAAGGCGCCCGAACCTGGAGGACCGATGGCGACGTTTCCAAAAGCTGGTACGGCCGCCAAGTCCCAGAACGAGGCACCGTTGCACGTCTCCCTGAGCCACGTTCCTATGGTTGCCGAATTACTGATCGAGGGTCTGAGATGGACCGCCGCCTGAATACCATCCACCTGGTAGACGACATTAGTATTCGTAAGGGTACCAATTTGGGTATACGAGTTTGCGACGTACACGTTTGTCGTGACCCACGTGTCTGGTTGGGTTTGGACGGGCGCTTGGAACCAAATGGATGACGTGTTGAGTGTCGTGAGATTGACGGTCGCCGGAAGGGACCCGAAGACCGTACTGTCCACGTTGTAGGCCCACACGTTACCCTGGATGTGGAGATTCGCCCCGAGGTTCGTGGAGGTCCCGACGCCGACCTTACCAGCTTGCCCGTAGATCGCGAGCGTATTCATAGTCATGGCGTCGAGTAGACCGACCGCCATGAGGTTTGTCGTCGAGGCTGCGTTCGTGACCTGTACATCCACGAGCCAGTTCAAATTTCCAGTCACAATTGAGGTTGTGTTGATGAGCGCTATGTTGGCCGATTGAGACGCATAGACATTACCGGACTGGATGGCGTTCGACGCGTAGACGTTTCCAGATACTGAAAGGTTCGCGTTGGCCACTGGGAACCCTACCGCAAGCGATGTCATAAAGCTCGTGTTGAGCGTCTGAAGGTTCGCCACCGAAGAAATGAGGTTTGTGGTCCTGATGGAATTTGAGACGTAAATATTTCCAGAAGGAAGCTGGAGCGTCGGCCCTCCAGCCACCACGCTCGTACCGAAGCCCACCGGTACCTTGCTGATCGTCTGAACAGAAAGGATGGTCGTATTTGCCTTCAAAATTCCAGTGACCCGAGACGTGAGGACATCGCGGACGCGCATGTCACCCAGAACGTGAAGACTCGCGCCGAGACCCAAGGATGTGCCCACGCCGACGAAACTCGAAGACGGCGCGCTCCACTTCAGCAGAAAGGCGTCTTCGGTTCCACTCGTGGATGCCGGTAGGGACAGTGATGATGAACTGCCCGTCGCATCGAGATTGCGCAGTGTCGCGGCGTTCGAGTAGTGACCAGCCACGTAAACGGCTCCGAACGCATCGGTGCCGACGCGATTTCCGTACCCAGGCGCCACCGTAAAGGCGCTGAGCGTCCCGGTCTGACTCCACTTGACGATGTAGAGCTGAGGGGACTGTGCCGCTGCCGGTAAGTTTGTCGAGGAATTGGAGCCGGTACCGTCAAGGTTCTTGAGAAGCGTCGTGGAGGTGTTGGTATGGTATCCAGACATGTACACGGCTCCCGAATTGTCGACTGAAACTGAGAGCCCGGTCGTCTGGGTCGTTCCAGGGACGGTTGACCACGCCAGACAAGTTCCGGCCGGAGACCACTTGACCACAAAGGCTGATTGGACCGTAGATGCCGGAAGGGACAGGGCTGAATTCGAGCCCGTCGCGTCGATGTTCTGCAGAGTGACGCTCGAGGCACTCGAGTACGTTCCCACCGCGTACACGTTCGAACCTGGGTCGGTGGTTATCGTGAGACCCTGAGCCCGTGAGATGCGCGTAAAGGCCGAGACGGTCCCTGAAGAGAGCCACTTGACTACGAAGGCGTCTTGGGTACCTACGGCCGCCTGTAAAACGGGCGTGCCGACAGATGCGGTCGCGTCGAGGTTTCGGAGCGTCGTGGTGGTCGTGTTATTCGAATAGCCTATCGCGTACACGTTCGTGCTAAGGTCTGTAGCCACATCCTGGACCAGACACGCGCCGTTTCCGGGAACGACCGAAAAGGCGGTGAGTTGGCCCGCCGAGTTCCAGCGCATGACGTAGCCCGTGTACGGGCCGGTCGCGGCTGGAAGAGTCAGCGCCGATGAGGAACCAGACGAATCGATATTTTGAAGAGAGGTTGATGTCGTACATGCGTGGTAGCCACCGACGTACACGTTCGAGAGGGCGTCCGTCTTGGCGGAGTATCCGTAACTTGTGGAATTTCCAGGTAAAATTGAGTACCCAGAAAATTGCCCACTCGCGAGCCACTTGGCGGTGTACATGTACGTTTTGAGACTGGTCGAGGGCAGCGACACGCCCGCACTCGTGATGGTCGCATTCATGTTGTACAGCGGGCTGACTGTACTGCTCATGTAGTAGCCCGTCGAGAACAGGTTACCACCCTGGTCGGTCGTGACGGACAGACTGGCGACTATCAGGTCGCTCTGGATAATCGTCGCAGCCCTGCACTGTCCAAATGAGTTCCACTTTGCGAGATACATGGCGATGGGTCCTGTGAGACCCGGGAGATTGACGCCCGACGGCGTGCTCGCCGAGTCCAGATTTTTGATATTGATGGATGTGGACCCCCCGTAATAACCAGAAAGGTAGGTGTTTCTGGACGGATCCGAGCAGAAGGCTAAACCTGTATCACCGGCCGTACCGGGTACGAGGGCCACTCCGGCTAGCACGCCACCGGCCACCGCACCTGACCTTCCGAAAATGCCGAGGACATTTGATGTAGTTACATTCATAGAAACCGTCGGATTGACGTTTGTAGTCACGAGGGCATTTGAAGCGTAAACGTTCCCGGAGACGTCGACCGTCCAGCCAGTCGGACTCTTCTGAACACCGAGCGGACCGGTGAAACGGGACGAGACGTTGAGCGATGGCGTGTTGGCCGACGCGACGATGACGTTCGGCGTCGAGATGGCGTTCGAGACGAACACGTTGCCCTGAACCTGGAGCGTCGCGCTGATGTTCGTGCTCGTGCCTATACCAACTTGGCCCGGACCTCCTCCTCCCACGAGAGTGATGGTGACGTAGCCGTCGTCGTTGTTTAATCCTTGATTTGTAATCGAAGATATTCCGTATGAACCTCCACCACCTCCGTTACCATATCCACAATCTTTTGGTCCATTTGTACCTCCACCGCCTCCAGAATAACCTCCTCCGCCTCCGCCTCCTCCGGCGACAGAGCTACCGCCACCGGCAGACCCACCACCGCCAAACCCACCAGTGGTTAGGTTAGAACCAGATGCCGCTTGTGGGCCGCCTAGGTAAGTTGCCGAACTGTTTCCGAAACCGCCACCTCCACCGCCCCCCGAATCACCATTAGCACCTTGACCTCCTGAACCATTTGAACCGGCACTTCCACCTGTCCCCCCTTGACCAGGGCCTCCATTCGTTCCCCCGGCACCTCCGTTTGTAGGTGTGATACCATTCGTTCCAAAGTTACCATTAGAACCGTTTCCGGCCATCCAAGAATTCGGAGCACCTCCTCCTCCTGCCGCAAAGAGAAGCTGATTTGTATTTTGTACAATTACGAACGAGCCACCTCCCCCTGCTGCCTCACTTCCGACAGATGGTCCCTTTTGTCCTACTACAAATGCCAAAACAGTACCTTGCGTCAGAGTGTATGTTCCTTGTATAGTGATACCGTACCCAGGTGCAACTGAGCCGAATCCTTCACTAGTACCACTTCGAGCCCCCGCGACAGTAATCGTATACGTCCCCGTGATTGGAACGGTCCATTTCTGAATTCCCTGTGTCGTCATATCCAGATACGTGTTGTACCAGTTGGATGGTGTAGGTGTACCCGTGAGTCCCGAACGGGCTTGAGAAAGTGTGGGGCCATTGGCGCCAGTCGCCCCACCGGATGTGAACGTCGCCGTTGTGAACGCGTATAGCGGAGTTCCCGAACCAGACAGATTAATAGCCGGCACTATAGTTGTTGGCCACGTCGCATTTGTGAAAAAAGCGTTGGGGCTTTCAAACTTGGACGAGGCCCATACGTTTCCGGTGACCGTAAGATTCGATGCACCACCAGGTGCTCCAAAACCCGTTCGGCTGACTAAAAACGCCGTGTTGAGAACCTGAACGTTTGCTGAGGTTGTCGCGAATACGCTCGGGGCCGAAAAGGCGTTTGACGCTGAGGAATTGCCTGAAATGTGTAGAGCCGCACCTATACCCGTACTCGTGCCGACTCCGACACCCGGGCCGGTTGTTTGGGTAATACGAGACGTGTTCAGAGTCGCAACGTTCGATGCGCTCAGAACCGTCAAGTTGGAAACCTGGAACGAGTTTGACGCGTAAATGTTTCCTTCGACGTAGAGGTTCGAGGCGGTGATGACGCCTCCCCCCCCGCTCCCTCCCGGGAGAGTGATGGTGACGTAGCCGGGGCCTGCATTTGTTGCACTGAACGATGTACTCGTTCCGTTATTCACGGATCCTCCTCCTCCACCGCCTTCGTGGTTTCCGCTGCCACATGAGTTCGGACTTTGGCTATATCCACCACCACCACCACCTGAATACCCGCCACCGCCGCCAGCTGCAGTGTTCCAGGATATAAACCCACCACCTCCACCAAATCCTCCGGCAGTACTAGCACTATCAGATAACCCACCAATACCTCCGTTTATAAAAGCAAATCCTACAGAGTTTGCAGGGCCAACGGAACCGCAATAGGCGTCTCCACCGTTTCCACCATTGCCACCTGCACCTGGGCAGCATTCGTAGCTGCCGGTGGCGCCTCGCCCACCGTTTCCTAAAAATCCACCTCCACCCGATCCGGAACCAGACATTCCACCGCCTCCACCTCCACCGTTTGTTCCACCCCGCCCCGAGGCGCCGCCACAAACTCCGGCGCAGTTGCCAGCAGTTCCCGCAGCGCCAGCTGATCCGGCGGTACCGGCGCCCGTTCCGCCACCACCACCGGCAACTATAAGACAGTTTGTAACGGATGTGTACGGTGAACGAACAACGAACGTACCTCCTCCTCCACCTCTTGATGTACCCGTTTGTCCACAAAGTATAGCTATTACTTCCCCTTGTGTCAGTGTAAAAGTTCCAGTTGTTATCATACCGTTATACCCACCTATGCCCCCCGCAGCCGTAATAGTATAAGATCCGGTAGCCGGTACCGTCCATAGCTGAATACCCTGCGTCGACATGTTCAGGTACGTGTTGTACCAGTTGGACGGTGCAGGCGTCCCCCCGAGCCCCGAACGGGCTTGGGAAAGTGTTGGACCATATGTTCCGCTCGCCAACCCTGGTGAGAAAGTCGCCGTCGTGAATGTGTACAATGATGGGGGCATAATATTAAAAGGCCTCGAGACCGTCACGATTCCCGCCCCGAGCGTATTTGAAAAGATTCCGTACGTGTTCATGACTTGGATGTTCGAGGCCGTGTCCGCCTTGACCGAAAAGACGGTCTGGAGAGCGTTCGACGCAAAGACGTTCCCCTGGACCTGGAGCGTCGCGCCGAGACCTGAACTGGTCCCGACGCCTACCGGACCTCCGAGGGAATAGGTGCCGCTCCAGCGGATCAAAAACGCGTCGTTCGACGACGAGCGTGCCGGAAGCGTGAGACTCGAGTTGGACCCCGTTGAATCTAGGTTCTTAATTGTCGTTGAATTCGTGCTCGAGTAGTAGCCGGCGACATAGACGGACCCGAATGCGTCTGCTGCGACGCCCAGACCGTAGTCGCTCGAATTTCCAGGAACGGTCGTGAAAGCCTGGCACGCACCATCCGAGTTCCACTTTATCAAAAACACGTCTTCGGCGGCCGTTACAGGTGGAAGAGAAATTGAAGACCCTGACCCAGTCGAATTGATGTTCTGAATTTGTGTACTCGAAGTGCTCGTATAGTATCCGGTCAGGTAGACGTTCCTGGCCGAGTCGGTCACGATCGAGCACCCGTAGTCCTCAGAGTTGCCTGGGAGCGTTGCGAACCCCTGACACGCGCCCGTCGCGTCCCATTTGACCACGAATGCGTCGTTCGTTCCGGCCGAGGAAGCCCCCATACTGATCGATGACGCGCTGACGATCGTCCCGAGGTTTGGTAAATTTATCGGGGTATTGTCGTTATAGAACCCGTTTATGTATACGGTTCCATCAGATGCCACCGCCACACCGAGCCCCACACACACTACAGTCCCGGTAAGCACTGCGAAACTCGTACACGCGCCACTCGGATTCCATTTGATGAGAAAAGCCGCCGCCCCAGTGGTGGCCGACGGCAGAGTGATGCCCGATGGTGAGTTGGTCGGTGCGATGTTTCTGAGTTCATACGACGACGAGCTGTTATAGTAGCCCGTCACGTACACGTTCCCGCTCGGTTCGACAGCGATTCCATTGCAAATATCGGCTGAATTTCCAGGTAAAAATGAGCAACCGACACACGTTCCCGTAGAATTCCATTTGATCAAAAAGCCGTCAAAAGAGCCCGTATTGGCCGGAAGAGTCACCGTCGAGGCTGACCCCGCCGCGTCAATGTTCTTGATGGTCGCCGGTGAAGAGTTGATATAGTACCCACACATATAGACGTTCAGATCGGCATCGGTGCCGACGCCCGTTCCGACACCGCTCAGCGTGGATGCCCCTACACACGCACCCGTGCTGTCCCACTTGACTATGAACGCCGTATCGACTCCAGACGTGGCCGGAAGACTGACACTCGAAGAGGTGCCCGTCGCATTGAGATTTTTAATCACAAATGAAGAACTGTTATACCTGCCCGACATGTAGACGGAGTTCGCCGCGTCGACCGTTATTGCGTAGCCGTAATCTGTCGAATTTCCAGGTAAAGTTGAGAAAGCCAAGCAGACGCCATCCCTGTCCCATTTAATCACGTATGCGTCCGATGTGCTTCCAGAAGTGGCCGGAAGCGTCAAACCAGAACTCGACCCTGTCGAGTTGAGATTCTTCAGGGTGACTCCACTCGTGCTCGAATAGTAACCGGCCATGTATATGCTTCCGTCCGCGTCCGTCGCGACCGCCTGCGCACGCTCGTCTGAATTTCCAGCTATGGTCGACCAGCCCTGCGCCGCGCCCACCGGGATACCACCCGATCTACCATGCACGGATAGCGTATTGAGAACTTGGACGTTTGCCTGGGTCACGATGATATTGGCCGCTTGAAGAGCATTTGAAGAAAATACATTCCCTTGAATCTGAAGAGCCGCACCGATACCCGCGTTCGTGTTCACACCCACTCCCGCTCCGCTCGTGGTGTAAATGCTCGTGGTGTTCATGACGGCACTGACGTTGGCGGAAGTCGTGAAGATATTTGGCGTCTGAAACGTGTTTGACGTGTAGACGTTCCCAGAAACTGCCACGGTCGCGCCCAGAACGCCACCACTCGACGTGAGCGAGATTGTTACAGACCCGTTGCCCGATCCAGCCTGTGAAGTATTCACCTGGTTCGTCCCTGAATTGTACGAACCACCACCCGCGCCGTCGTATGACCAAGGCGACGCGCCGCCGCCCGAGTACCCGCCGCCGCCGCCAGCGCCGTTCGTTCCACCGCCGCCTCCACCGCCGCCGAACCCTCCCGTGGCGGTGCCGCCGGACCCTCCCAGCGCGCCGTTCAGGAATGCGGTGCCGAACCACGAACCAGTCCCGTTGGTGAGCAACCCTCCACCTCCACCGGCGCCACCACCGGTTCCCTGGCCTCCTGTTCCGTTCGAACCACCAAAAGCCTGTACTGTACTGTATCCCGAAGTCCCCAGGTTTGCGTATTTGGCGCCTGAGCCGTTGAAACCACTCGCAGAAGCACCACCTCCTCCACCCGCCACGACGAGCGGTGCGTTATTCGACGTCCAAACGACAAAGGTGGCACCACCACCGCCGCCATCGTGACAGATATCCTGCCCAGCCTGACCACATGCAATCGTCACCTGCGTCCCGGCCAAAAGAACAAAGTCACCGCGCATGGACGTTCCGTAACCACCGATCGGGTTGTAGCACGTACTGTTTCCACCCTTGGCACCGACCGCATATATCTGGTATGTACCCGTCACGGGGACTGTCCAGACCTGTAGCCCCTGTGTGGTCATGGACAGGTACGAGTTGTACCACGTGCTCGGTGTGGGCGTCCCTGAGAGGCCCGATCGCGCCTGTGAAATAATGGGGCCTGAAACGCCACTCGCACCACCTGGTGTGAATGTGGCGTTCGTGAATTGATAGAGTAACTGGTTTGTATTAAACGCGACTGGAACCGATATACTCGCCGTGTTTAGTGTGGTCAGAACATTCGCCGTGACGGTCGCTAAAACGCCCGGCGCCTGTAATGCGTTCGAAGTGAAAACATTACCAGAAACGCTCAAGTTTGAATTGGCGCTACTTGTCGAATTGACGTTCATAGCCATGGACAGGCTTGACGTGTTCATGACGGCGATGTTCATGGACACCGTCGAGGCGGCGCTATCAATCCTCAAAGTGTTTGAAACGTAGATGTTTCCAGAAGTGATGAGCTGTGAAGGAATGGTCAGACCCATGAAAGTCACCGTAACCGTGCCGTCTCCCGTCCCCCCCTGTGAAGTATTCACCTGATTCGTCCCTGAATTGTACGAACCACCACCCGCGCCGTCATAAGACCACCGCGACGCGCCGCCTCCCGAGTACCCTCCACCGCCACCGGCGCCGTTCGAACCGCCGCCGCCTCCACCGCCGCCGAACCCTCCCAAGGCGTTTCCCGAACCTCCCGTGGCGCCGTTCAGGAATGCGGTGCCGAACCACACACCCGTCCCGTTGGTCAAAAAGCCACCACCACCGCCAGCGTTTACGAGTCCTTGACCTCCTGTTCCGTTCGAACCTCCGGTCGCAATAAGTGTACTGTAGCCCGAAGTTCCAAGGTTTGCAGGTATAGCCCCCGAGCCCTGGAACCCACTTGCAGACGCACCGCCTCCTCCGCCCGCCACGACGAGCGGTGCGTTATTCGACGTCCAAACGACAAAGGTGGCGCCTCCTCCTCCGCCATCGTGATAGTTGTCCGCACCTCTCTGTCCGCATGCAATCGTCACTTGCGTCCCGGCCACAAGTAGAAAGTCACCGCGCATGGACGTTCCAGATCCACCCCCCCGTCCCCAGTTAGTACTGTTTCCACCCTTGGCTCCCACGGCAGTTATCTGGTATGTACCCGTCGCGGGCACGGTCCAGACCTGCAGTCCCTGCGTCGGCATGGACAGGTACGAGTTGTACCATGCGCTCGGTGCGGGCGTCCCTGTGAGGCCCGCGCGGGCTTGTGCAATCGTCGGACCTGAAGCGCCGGTCACGCCGCCCGCCGTGAATGTGGCGGTGCTGAAAGGGTAAGTTCCCGCACCGTCGCCGTTCATATTTACGTAGAGCGGGTTAGTGACGAATGCGGTATTGAGCATCGCGATATTCGAAGACGTGATTGAACGGATGGTCGTGCTAGTCATCGAATTTGAGACCGTCACGTTACCCTGGATCTGAAGCGTAGCCCCGAGGTTGGTTCCGGTGTTTATACCCACGGACCCCGTGGTGCCCACGATCGAGGTCGTGTTCGTCGTGGTCGTGTTCATGTTGCTCGATAGAATGCTATTGAATTGAACCAGATTGCTCACTTGATTCACGGCTGGTGCTATGTTGCCGTAAAACACTGAATACTCTCCGAACGATGTCGTATTTTGAAAGACAATTGTATTCCCTATGGTTTGCACGTCTCCAAAATATGTCGTCGTATTGGACGACATGTGCTACTATCAGGTGCGATAATAATTAACACGTTCCGAAGCTGCGCTTTAGGCACGAGAACCGCAGCGTCAGGTGCGTCGGGCCTGAGGTCGAAATCAGATTGCCTGAGGCCCCAAAGAGCTTCACCGTGATTTCCTGGATCTGGCGGATGGGCTCGTAGAACGAAGCCTCGGCCGGAAAGTCGCGGTTCGAGCCAAAGACCGTGCGGGTCGTGCTCTCCGCGGTCGGAATGGACGCTAGGGCTGTCGAAATTTGATTCACGTTGGACACGGTCGTGGTCGGAACAGGTCCCGCGTTGCTCTGTCGCCCGGCAACACCGATGTTGTACTGGATGCTTGCACGGTCATGCATGCGCGACACGAGCTCCTCGATAGCCACGTGGATGATGCTCGATTGGGCGACGTTAGCGTGCACGCTCGCAGACACGAGCTCCACCTTGACGACGTCGCGAAGCGGAATGTTCAGGTACCCCACGAAGTTGTTGTGCGAGGACGTCTCGACCGAGTCCACGTGGAGCGTAAAGGTCTCCATTAGGAGTGGACCACATTTTATTTCCGAATTGTGACGATGACCAAGAGACCTGCAAGCGCAACAGCCGTGAGCAGAATCAGACGGTGGCGCTCACCCGAGTCCCATTCGACGGGGTCGGGCAAACCTGAAGGGCCCTCGACTGCACGCTGTTCGGCCGTTTCGAACCGCAAAAGGAACATGGTCCGTCCCATATCGGCCGTTTCGTAGTACAGGTCCCCGCTGTTCGGCTGGCGCCACTTGACAGTCAGACGGTCTAGCTTGGGGATGTGTGCTGGGTACTCGGTCGAGAGACTGTAATTTTGGTTGTAAAAGTCAAAAGTCCCTGAGACCTTCATCGGAACGATCGCAAAGGAACCGTCCATGGCGTTTGACGTGGGCACCATCTTACCGTCGTTTCCACGCCGGAGTGCGTCCGCCACGAGGTGTGTGGGGGTCCGGAGCTCTTCAATGTCCAAGCACAAAAACTCTGACACTGCAAGTCCCGGAACCATAGCAGATACCAACTCGGCCTTGACGATATTCAGGATCGGGTTGGTGAGGTGGAGGACAAAGGAGTTTGAATTTGGATACAAAATTCTATTCCGGTTGTCCGAGTCAACATAGACTGTAAACTCTGGCATGGTCCTCTAGGACCTGTTTAGATTTTTACTTCTCAAGCAGGGACCCACCGATACCGTCGGCGATGGCAAAGTCGCGCATCATCTCGTGCACGTACTGCTGGTCGCCGCAGATCCCGCCGGGCGTCAGGCCCGAGGTGTAGTAAGAGGCATCCTCAGACGGGCCGGGCGTGCAATCCAGGGACGGCTTGATGGCGAACAGGTCCTTGGGCTGCGTCTTGACGGCCAGGCCCGAGCTGATGGTGATGGGGGCGGTCGCGACCGCGGCACCCGAGTACCCGCTGTTCTGACCCTTGAGCAGGGTCATCAGGATCGTGACGAGCAGGGCGATGATGATAGCGTTGGTGACAACCTTTCCAATCTTCATTTGAAATTGGCTGGGATTAAAATTTGGGGGACGATCCCCGCGTTAAAGCTTAGGACTTCCTTTCTACAAAGGTCTCAATGGACTCTGTATCTATCGACCTGGGTGGGTCCCGCGGCGTGAAACTGAACGACGACGAGGCCAAGTTGCTGGATGAAATCTCCTTCGAGATGCCTCAGAAGCGCGTGACGTTAAAGCCCAAGGCGGCGCGCCCGAGCCCTTTCGCCAAGCGCGCTGCTGGGCCGTCACAGCGTGCACCCGAAATGGACTCTGGGCTGGATGATTTCATGAACCCCGGGAAACAGACGGCGCGCGCTCCGCCGCCGCCCGAGGAGTTTGACGGTGGCGAAGAGGACATGGACGACGGGTTCGAGGACCAACAGGACCCTAACCAGCCGGGAGGTGGCGTGTCGACGCCCTCTGAGGGCTACGCGACCGTCGAGGACGAGAAGGCTGACCTGCTCAACAAGATTACCCGCCTGAATAAGAAGGGTATCGCGTCGAGCCAGCGCCTGACCATCTACTCGGACATCGAGGAGGTTCGCACAGAGTACAAGCGCATGACGTACTCCATCGAGGTCGAGCGGTCCATCAAGTTCCAGCGGCGCATGCTCGTCGCGTGCGTCACGGGTCTCGAGTTCCTGAACGACAAGTTTGACCCTTTCGACCTAGAGCTGAACGGCTGGTCCCAGAATTGCATGGAGAATGTGGAGGACTATGACGGTGTGTTTGAAGAGCTCTACAACAAGTACAAGGCCAAGGTCCAAGTGGCACCCGAGGTGAAGCTGATCATGATGGTTGGCGGCTCGGCGATGATGTTCCACCTGACCAACTCGATGTTCAAGGCGGCTGTGCCGAACGTGAGTCAGGTGATGAAGCAGAACCCGGAGCTCATGCGCAACATGGTCGACGCCGTGCAGCGCTCAGCCCCGGGTGGCTTTGGTTCGCCGGTCGAGGGTGCCGGTCAGCCCCCGTCTCAGGGCCTGCGGCGCGACATGCGCGGCCCTGGCCTAGACATCGGCTCGCTCATGGGCATGATGGGCCCCCCTCAGCCGGTGATGACGCGGCCGGGCGTGGCGCGTGACGACGACTCCGTGTCCGACATCGTGTCGGTCGACGCGGGCGACCCGGACACGCGCGAGGTGAACGTGTCATCGACGGGCACCCGGGGCCGCAAGTCCAAGAAGAAGGAGGTGCAGATTTAAAAAATGTTCGGTAGAAATATATGGCTGACGAGAAGAAGGTCGAAGTCAAAGGCGGCTTCATGTCGGTGAAAGCCGTGTTTCTCGTACTTGGACTCGCCGTCGTCCTTTTCACCGTATATTGGTTTTTCAGTACGTACCAGGATATGAAGAACACCAACGTCGCAGGAATGAACGCGAGCATGAACGGCGGCGCCGCGCTCAACGCCCCAGCGGGCTTGGTCCCTCAGCCGTACTCGCCTAATGCCTTCCCCCCGAAGTAAATAAAAACCCAGTAAAACTGTATGGGAGTGGCCTACGCGCCGTTCGACTCGGGTCCGGGTCCAGGTGAGCGACCCGCCGCCAGGGCGCCCGTGTTTGACCCGTTGCGCCTCTCGACTCAGGCGCACTCCGACACGACCGAGTGCAACTACCTCGTCATGTTCTTCGTGATTGGAGTGTTTGCCATTGCGTTGGTCGATGGCCTTAAATCTACCAAGTAAGTATCAGTAACATGGGACGGTTCCGCACCTTCCTACGTTGGTACCGACTCAAGTCGAACGATAAACATCTGTTCCTCAAGGTGTCCGGACAGGGATACCTCGACGACCAGCCGGTGAGTGTTCAGGATGCTGAGGAATTTGCAAATGAAATTATATCAGAGACGAGTGAAATCGGGACGATTCTCGCTGAGGATGGGAGGACGTTGGCCCTGACGATTGACATTCGCGACGCGGACACGAGCACACTGAACATTTTGCCCTTTATCAAATTTTGTCAGACCCTCGGAAGCCAGGGCCACGATATCGACAAGATCGAGGTGATCGGTGCTGACGATATGTGGGCCTATGCGTGCCGCTACGCGCCCAAGTACGCAAGGGACCGGATGATTTTCATCTAAAATAGGCACTTGCCAGCGCCGAAGGGCGCGGCACCGGTGGCTTCGCCCCCCGAAGGGACAACGGCTTCGCCGTTGGGGCCGGTACCGAACCCGCCTTCCCGGTACACGACGCAGCGTTTCCGGTACATGGAGTGGAACACGGACCATTGGTCGGCCACATCATAGATCAGTGGGTCGTTCAGCTTACCGGGCGTCTCACGCATGATGCGCCCGATAGACTGCTTGATGTCCGACTTGGGCGTTGACAAAATGACCGTGTCGAGCACGGGTATGTCGAGACCCTCCTGCGCGAGCTGGAACGTGGCGATGACCACGCGCTTTGCAGCCGAGGCGGAGAGGTCCTCTTCCTTCATACCCCCGATGTAGAGCCCCGAAAGCTCTGTGCCCAGAGTATGGTACAAAAGGTGACAGTGCTCCCGACGATCGGTGAGGACCAGGACCCTGCGGTTTTCGAGGAGCGCTTCGTGTACCGTCCGGACTATGAGGGCGTTGCGCCCCTCGAGTTCCGTCAACAGGGTGATCATACCGGCCATGTTGATCTTCCCGAACCGAGTAAGTGGTGGCGCCTCCTTGAATGCCTCGTCCGTGTAGTGGAGCGTGCAAACCCGCGTTGACTTTTGGTGGGCCCGCTCGACCCGGTAAAACTCGGGACCCAGGAACCAGTACAAGAGCCGCGTCAGACCATCCTTACGTTCGGGAGTCGCCGTGAGTCCCAGAGTATACTTGGGGCAAATTTTGAACATGAATTGCGAAAATGCGGGGGCGCCTATGTGGTGAGCCTCGTCCACAATGAGTAGACCCACGGAGTCAAAGGCGTCGGTCGGGAATTCCCTCATACACATCGTCTGGATCATTGCGATGACAAAGTCGTGCTCGATGTCGAACGTGTCGCCCTGGATCCGGCCGACGGTGGAGCCCGGACAGAACTCCTTGATCTTCTCGATCCACTGGTCGGCCAGGAACTCCTTGTGGACAACGATCATGGTCCGGACCTTCAGGTGCGCCGAAAGAGCCAGGGCCATCGTCGTGTTGTGAGTGACCGTAAAGTCCCCGAGCACGAACCGACGGTTTCCGTCAATTTCGAAACCGAAATACTCCCCAACCGCCAGCTTCTCGACCGTGATCCCGACGTTCAGTACATCCTTAATCTGAGTTCGCGGCTCGAAGTGCTTCTTTCGAGGAACCTTGCACGGAACTTCCTCAAGTCCTGCGCCAGTTATGGAGCAGCGGTAATAGGTTCCAGCCTTCGGACCGCCTGGCGCGTTGGTGCACGTCTTGGTGCACTTATTCTTGTAGCAGGCAAAGCCGAGAGACCGACACAGAAAGAGCACGTCGTCGAAGAGCTTCTCATTTTTCTGTACAAATTCCCACCCGCCAGTGATGAACGATCCGTCCGAGTCTATGAGCCCCGCCAGAACCTGAAGCTGAACGTCACGCGAGTTGCACTTGTACACGTGAGGTATGTGCTTATTTCCTATCAGATCCAGTTCTTTGAGAGTCTTGTAAAAGTAATTGGGTTTGGAACCTTTGATTCTGTAATCGTAATTCAAAATGTGGTCGAGGTGAAGACCGTACTTTCCCAAGTTCCGATGAAAGTAGTGGAGCACGGTCGAATCCTGACTCGAAATTACAGCCGATCTGGAAACACCGTCACCTAACCAATATCCGAGCATATAGGGGTCCAAAGGAACTTCCTTAGAGGAAAAGGATATAGGAACTCGGTACCCACGGACTTCATTGTGCTTGAAGCCACTCGAAGAGTTCAGGTAGTCAGTGACTGGCATGTCAAGAATCTGACCCCACTTCCTATTTCGCTTCTGACAATATTTCAGGGACAAAATATGAGACTCGTTGACGATGTATGGGTCCCCTTTTGTCGGGACGATCTTGTAGAGCTGTTCGGTACCGGTGCACGTCGAAAGCACGGTCCGTGGCGTCGAGTCGTCGCCCATTATGAGTTCGTTGACTTGAATGTCCTGGACCTTCTTGATGGCGCCATCGAACATGATCACGGGCGTGTCTTTTCCAAGGCACTTACCAAAGCCGCATGGGAGCGACAGAACACCGCCTCCCTTCTCCGCAAAGGCGGCGACTCCAGCGGCGAATGCCTGCGGTTGGCTCGTCGCTTCTCGGAGAGTACCGCCGAACAAAATACCAGGGCGAGCAACAGGGGGCCGTCGGGTGTCCCGGGTGGGCGGCCCACAGCGGTCAAGGCCATAGTACCTTGGGACCACGAGCCTGGGGGAACCGTTCGCCGCTCGGCGCCAAACCTTGAAGGCAGGCGCGGGAATACCAATGGCCTCATTCGTCACTGGTCTTACCGTGAGTTCTTTTTTTACCTGGGAATCGTCCACCGTGACGTACCCATTGCGGGTCAACATGTCGTTAAAATGGCGGCATCCTCTATCTGGTAATAATATTTTGTAAGATAACTGTACTGATGACTGATACATGGGCGGAAGCCATAAATCAAGGGTTCACATATTATCCCTCGCGACCCCAGTTGGGCGGTGCGGGCATCACGTTTCTTGGGGGGTGGAATAGGGATGGCGTCGTCGACTCGGTCCATCAGAAGGACCTTGCCCTGGCTGCATGCGCCGAAACACCCACTTGCTGGGGGGTGGAGGGTGCAGACCAAAACACGCGAAAAGGTGCCGGTGGGTGGACTTATTGGCTCCTCAAGGGGAACAAGGGGAATAACGGCGGGCCTGAACCTGGTGTTTCAAAAGCAATTCTAAACTCGCGTCGCGTGTGGATCAAAAAAGCAAGTGGAGCCACGAAACCGTCGTCTTATAAGCCGGGCACAGGGATTCTACCAGAAAATGGAGATACCAAGGTGAAAATCTGCACGGACGCAAACGGACTCAACAACTGCGTGGGTGTAGGACGTTCTTTTTATCCGCGGAGCATGCCCAACGCGGGTGGGGCAAATTCAGTTGTGGTCCCGCTAGGTTACAAGGCGGGTCTCAACCTAAATGTATTTGATACACCTGAAGAGGCTGATTCAAAGGCGGACGGGAGTCGCGTAGGTTCGTGTGGTAACATGGACTCGGGTAATGGGAACAAGGTCTGGAACGAAAGCAACGCACCGGGTGCGTGTTTCAAGAACGGATGGAACCCCGGGAACCGGCCCGACGGAATTATAGTGTCCCAGGTTCCGATCAACATGGCCGACGTTGGTACATTTCAGAACTTGAATTCGCGTGGCGTGGGCCCGAACGATACAAAGCTGTTGCGCGCGGGGTACTGCTCGCAACTGAGCACGATCGACTCGAACGAGTGCAAACTATTTTCGGCTGACCCCGGGAACCAGTTCGATTACGATGTCATGAAAACGAACCTGTGCAACAAGGACAGGAACTGGACTGCAAACCCGACGTGTGTCGCCGCCGTAAATAATGCCCAAAAGACGGGTAGTCAGGCGGGAAAAAGCTCCGCGACGGAGATGATCCGCGTATTTTGCGAAACGAATCCCACGAGTTCTCTGTGCGGGTGCTATAACGTGACCAAGTTTGGTACGGCGTGCATCCGAGACGCCACGAAGAAGAACCTTCCGGGGTGTGCAGGCCTCTTTGCCGATTTCGGAAGCCTCCCATCGTCCTATGGTGCCGTCGACGCGGACAAGTTTTGCGCGTCGGACGACTGCATCACCAAAGCTCTAAGTAGTGGGACGGTCCTGCTTCCGCAGCCTCGCGCCGCGGCGACCTCATGTCCACCCATCCAGAAGTGCATTCAGGACTTCCGCGGCGCGAGCTTCAACGCGTCGTCTCTCGATGCGCAGTGCAAGCAGACCCTGAACATCACTGTGGCGCCTCCTCCTCCTCCTCCTCCGCCACCCCCCGCTCCTGCACCCGCTCCTGCGCCCGCTCCTGCGCGCGGTCCTGCTCCCGCTCCTGCACCCGCTCCTGCACCCGCTCCTGCGCCCGCTCCTGCACCCGCTCCTGCACCCGCTCCTGCGCCCGCTCCTGCGCCCGCTTCTGCGGTCGGTGCGGCGCCAGCGGCGGCAGCGGCGGCACCCGGGGCTGCACCAGCGGCGGCACCCGGGGCTGCTGCCAAGACCGCGGCAAAGAGTGATCTTTTGTGGCCAGCGAGACCCGGGCTCGACACAAAAGGGAAGCAAATTGGTTTGATTGTTGGACTTGTCCTCTTCTGTATCCTCATCATGATAGGAGGATACGTGATGCTGAAGCCTAGCTCGACTCCGGCCTAAATCTTCTTGGCGGCGGCTTCAGAGAGGGTCGTCGTCGCTTTCTGACCGGCCGGGCTCATGAGGAACGCAGCAACAGCGGCGATAACCACACAAATGACGCACCCGACGATCATCCAAATACCGGTCATGCCCTTGAACACAGAATCCACGAGATCGTTCACACCCTGGGTCTCCTGCTTGGCCGTCTGCTTCACGGCCGTGTCGGTCGTGTTTGCAATAACCGTGTCACTCAGTGCACTAGTGAGTGCGTCCGCGATACCCTTGGCCGTGACGCTCTGCAGAATTTGCTGATCAAAATTGAAATCGTACTCGCCCGCCAAACGATACTTGGGGTCACACGTCGCCACCATCTTCGCGGCGTTAACCTTCTGATTGTTCTGAGCATTCGCAACAATGTTCTGAACAGTCGAGGACGACATCGTGTTCTCGATGATGTTCGTCACCTTGGTCTTCAGGTCGGTGGTGGCAGAAGCGCTGTTCGCGACGGAAGGCGCCAGAAATCCGCTCTTCTGCGAAGCGGCATTGTCGATCGCGGTCTTGGCATCGTTCTGGAGTTTCGATTTGAGGTCCTGCACGTTCTGGGTCGTCATCGTACCACTCGCCGCGACGGTCGTCGTGGCACCCTGTGAGACGTTGACGCGGCACCCCGTGAACTGCGTGTCGGAAAGGTTAACACTCTGCCGGGCACCTGCAGTCGCGCTCACGTTCTGACTATTCGAAGACATGAAAGAGTTGGTCTGCTTGTTGAAAAATTCGTTCGTTTGCTGAACAGCACTCTTCGATGAATTTCCACCCATTATTACCCTTCAACATTTTATTGACAACAAAACTTTTTACCGTCCGGTGTCATGTCGCCCGTGCGCGGGTGGTCAGCTGGGCACAGGTCGGCGATCGGGAAGGATTGCGGGAGACACGTCGAAGCGGGCGCCGCGGCGGCGGGCGGTGCCTCCGTCTCGCTCGCGAAGCTCATGCGGGGGTACAGAAGCCACATGATCACGAGGCACTGAACGATGATGGTGACAGTCTTCCAGTTCAGCTTCATCATCGGGTACTAGGGCTCTAGAAAAGAAATGGACAAGATAACCCAGTGAGTCACACCGTTCCAGATCTTCTTTTCGAGAAGAACCTGGACTGAAGCTCCAAGTTCGAGCTCCTGTATCGGCACGAGCCCGTCAACGCGACACATGACGCGGCCGTATCTGAACGGCACCTTGGCCCGTACGACCCTCCCATCCTCAAACTTGAGTTCTATGTACTTGCGCCCTTCCCAGTCCCAATAGGGCCTCGCCACCTCGGCGCGCACGAGAGCCATGAGCTTGAAGGTGAGATATTTTTTAATAAAGAGTCGTGGCCTTGTATCTAACTAAAGAGGCGCCACATTTTCAGTTTAGAAATGGTCAAGCTCGTCTTCTGCATGCCCGGTCGTTCCTACTCGCGCGAGTTCCTGCTAGCCTGGTCGGACCTGCTGATGCAGGCGTCGGCCAAGGGTCACCAAATCATGATCAGTCAGCAGTACACGAGCTGCGTCCACCTCGCGCGCGCCAAGTGCCTCGGGGGCGACGTGCTCAAGGGCCCGGACCAGAAGCCGTTCCAGGGTCAGGTTGACTATGACGTCATGGTCTGGATCGACTCGGACATCGTGTTCAAGCCCGAGGACCTGTTCGCGCTGCTCGAGAGCCCGCACGACGTCACCGCCGGCCTGTACATGATGGAGGACATGCAGCACTTTGCGGCTGTCAAGGACTGGGACCGCGAGTACTTTGCGCAGAACGGCACGTTCAAGTTTATGAGCCCTGGGGACCTGCCCGCGAGCGAGGACGCCCGGTACCAGGAGGTGGCCTATTCGGGTATGGGCTGGATGGCGATTCGCAAGGGGGTCGTGGAGGACCTGAAGTACCCCTGGTTCTTCAGCCCTCTCGAGACCATCTCCGAGTCTCCCCTGGTCGTCGACATGAACTCTGAGGACGTGTCGTTCTGCAAGGCGCTCAAGGCGGCTGGTCACCCGATCTACGTGGACACGAAGATTCGCGTGGGTCACCAGAAGGCGCTGATTATTTAGGTTTGGCAGTTGCTTTTGCAGTAGCTTGACGACCCCGGTTGACTACCGACCCACTCGGCTCCGCTGAATAGCTTGCACGAATTCGCGCCATTAAAATTAAAGTGAGTGCAGTTTGAGGTGCCGTCGCACTTCGTCTTGCACTGATCGAGCGTTCCAGAGAATGGACCTATGGTTTTGGCGGCGTATTGAGAGTCTCCTAGGTAATGAGCGACGTTGTCCTTTTTGACCCACGCCGTGACCGGGGCAACCACCGGAGCGACCGGAGCGACCGGGGCGACCACCGGAGCGACCGGGGCGACCACCGGGGCGACCACCGGGGCGACCACCGGGGCGACCACTGGGGCGACCACTGGGGCGACCACTGGGGCGACCACTGGGGTTACTGGTGGCGTCGTAACGGCGGCTGGGGTGGCGGTGCACTTGCTGCCGAAAGTCGGGCAGGCGACATTTCCATAGTACACGCCAAGAGTCACTGCAATGACGAGGCACACGATGATGCCGATGATGATGATCGCAGACTTTCCACGTGGTGGCGGTGGTACGTTGTTCATATTTAATATAAGCTCACATCTTAAATTCAGCCACCAGAAGGCGCTGATTATTTAATCGTGGCAAGTGTAAATGAATAACGCACGTAGAACCTATCGAAAGAATGAAAGCATGGTGGGGCCAAGACTCGCAATCGACTTGTACCATCTGAATGGAAAAATTAATGCGTATAACAGGGAGCCTAGCGCCAATTATGCATTGATCTATAAAAATTGGATCAAGCGACGTAATGCACTCAGGAATTACATCAAAAAAGCGGCTGCGCGTCGTATCCAGAGCGCGGTTCGTAAGCGTGCAAACGAGCGCGCTCGGGGCACGATGGCCGTGCGGACCGTGAAGAAATATCTTTACCGGCCGCCGAACTCCGTCTCGAATCGTGGAGGCGTGATGTACCGGAAAACGGCAAATAGACGCCCTCTAAACTAGAGTTTAAATTCCGCCTTCAGTTCCTCGATGCCGGTGTAGTACCGTGCCAGATCCTTCTTGAACCGCGCATCTTGCTTTGCTCCCGTCTTGGTGAGCCAAGCCAAATTCGCCTTTGAATATTTGGTCCGGGTCTGGTTGTCGGTCGGCTTTCGGGGTGTGACCTTCTTCGGCGCCGCCTCGGTGTCCTTCGAACTTGCTTCACTCGGGCGCTTATCGATGAAGCTCAAGGCCTGCATGACCGTGTCCGCCAAGTCATCCTTCTTCTTGTGGGCGTCGAAGAACGCGCGCCACTCCTGATTCGGCGCGTCCTCGATGAACTTGCGTGCGCGCTCGATGCTCGTCTTCTTGCGTTGCGCATAGCGCGCTTTACCAGGTCCCGCCACGTCAGGCACCTTGTGCCGCGCGTCCCAGATGACCACGTCCTTTTCCCGGACCAAAAAGTACGTGTGGAGCAGGTTCTCGATCGCCTTCATCTTACGGTTCCTGTCAGGCTGCTTCTCGATCACGACTGTGGTCGCCCCGGACGTCCAAGGCTTGGAGTTCAGGTGCCGGACCATACACGGAAACACGCCGTCGGCGTGCATGGGCGGCACACCCGAAACGTCCCACTCCTGAATCTTCTTTGTGACCGGACAAATCAGACACATTGCGAGATTCTTAATTCCACAGTCGATGGACAAAATCATCCAGTGTTAAAGAATCAAGGTTCGCTTTACCTTAAGTAACGATGACCGACGCCCTGATTTGCTGGTGGTGCGTGCACGCCCTTCCCACTCTGCCCTGTTTTCACCTGCCCGTACGATATGACGACAAGCGCCGCGTATTCACAACCATAGGTAACTTTTGTTCGTGGCAGTGCGCCAAGGCGTATGCCCTCGACATGAACAGTGCGCGCTCGGGTGAGATCCAGTGCTTCCTGGCCCTCATGCGCAAGCAGGCCCTGGGCAAGTACACGCCCTTGTGGCCGGCACCCAAGCGCCAAGCGCTCGCGGCGTTTGGGGGCACCATGACCATCGAGGAGTTCCGCAGGTTCGGGGGTCTCGTCGAGCCACCTATCGTGCATTATCCGACTGAAAAGCGTATGGTTGCCATAATCGGTGGGACGCCTGGGGTACCTGAAGGGACTCAACACATGCCCGTCTCGTCGAAACCGTCGGGTGGTCAGGGTCGCCTAGCGGCGATTGAAAACTCGACGGCATCCGGGGACACCTTGCGGTTGCGTAGAAACAAACCGCTCGCTCGACAGACGAGTCAACTGGAAAACGTGCTCGGGATTACGCGGAAGGGACCGAAGGAACCGAAGGAACCCACGCCTGGCGCCTGAGTACCGCCTTGGCATACACGCCACACAGGACAAAGTGGATGTGAGGCCAATCGAGTGCGTCACGCGTGTCGAGCTTAATCTTCATGGGGTTGCTGTTCACCTCCTCGACCATCTTGACTTGCTGAGTCGGGTCGCCCATGGACTCGGCCAGGTCAAACATGCGTCCGAGCCATTCGACGTGCGTCTGGTCCTTGGCGTCGAACGCCTTGATGAACTTGGAAGTGATGGTCGGTGGAAGGTCCATTGGTAACTTAATGGCGCGCGTCTTTAGGCTGCCATGCATCCACACCCTTCAGACTTGGTGTTGAGCACGAGCCAGAGTGCAAAAGCAGCGAGTCCGTAAACGAGCGCATCCTGGGACTTCATTACTCTTCGTCAACACTTTCCTCTGGGTCCTCTTCCTCGTCGTCTTCGTCGCCCTCGAAGCTCTCACCGTCCGTCTCCTCTTCTTCATCTTCACTCGAGTACTCGTCGCTTGATCCTGCGTCCGAGTCGGTCGGTACGTAATCGTCATCCGAGTCAACCTTTACGAAGCCGTCCGCGTGCACGCGAAAGCCCATATCCTCCTCGTTGCTGGTCGGGAACCGCTCAGCGATCGAGTCGTCATCTATCTCGTACGTATCCTCTTCGTAGCGCCACACGCGGTCGCTGCACTCGGACAAGTACCGGATAGTGTAGATGACACCATCCCTCTCTTCAACCTTGGCCAACAGGGCGACAGGCTTGCGTGCGCCCACGTCAGTCCATACGCGCACGAGGCTCATCTATCCTGTCGACCGCAAATCTTTTTATCTAGAATTCGCGCGCCCTCCTGAGCTGACGACGCTTGGGACGGATACGGGCGGGAATCCGAGACACGTTGTTTGTGTGGGCGGCCCGAGCCTTGCGCCCGTAGAGGAGCCGGTCGCCGTTATGCACCACGTATGCGCCCCGGCGCGTGACGTGGAATTGCCGACCTTTGTGGTCCTTGTAGGCAATCTTCAGCGTGGGTGACAGCTCACGCGTGCGGTGCAGGTTGAGCAGGGCGGCCCGACGCGTCTTGGTCCCCACTTGGAGTAGGGCGAGGCGGCGCGGTACCGTGTGGGTCTGTTGTGAGAACTCGATGAGGCTACTCCGCCGAGTCATCTGTGCCATCTGTATACATAATAAAAACAGTGAACGCGTGATGACCAGAAATGCACGAGCTCGTGAGCGCCCTCGCCGAGAATGGCTTTGCGAAGGACGGTCGTGCGACGCTAAACTCCGTGGCGGCAAATACGATGCAAGACGGGCAGTACTCTCTCGGGGCTCGTGAGAATGCGGCCGTGCTCATGAAGTACACGGCTCAGTACGGCCACCTCACGGTCGCTGAGATAAAAATAAAATGTGTGTGACACTTACACTGGATGGTCGGTGGGGTTGAACCTTCGGTTCGACCACCCCACTCTGACACGTTTTATGTCTTGAATCTTGGTACCCTCGAACAAGTCTATGACGAATGGACCGAGACCCTGCCCCACGTGAAGCCGTACTATGCAGTCAAGTGCAACCCGGACCCGAGGATCTTGAAAGTCCTGGCAGACCGCGGCTCCAACTTTGATTGCGCAAGCCCAGCAGAGATCCAGGCGGTGCTCGACCTTGGTGTCTGTCCAGAGAGAATTCTGTATGCAAATCCGTGTAAACGCTCAGATGATATCGTTTTTGCCAAGGACAAGAACGTGGTCCGCACGACGTTCGATAGCGTGTGTGAACTCAAAAAGATTGCGCGGGCGTTTGAACACTGTGTGTCCAAACCCCGGCTCGTCCTCCGAATCCGCGCCGACGACCCGTCGGCCCGGTGTAACCTGGGCGCCAAGTACGGCGCCGAGGAGCACGAGTGGGACGTGCTTCTGTTCACGGCCAAGACGCTCGGGCTCGACGTCATCGGCGTGTCCTTTCACGTCGGTTCGTACGCGTCGAGCCGTGACGTCTTTAAGGTGGCGCTCGAGAAGGCGACCCGGGCCTTTGAGCTCGCCAAGGAGCACGGGTACGCGCCTCACATCATCGACATAGGTGGAGGCTTCTCCTCGGCCCACGGCCTTCCCGGAGCCGAGACGCTCAGCGCTCCCCCGGGCGTCGAGCTCATCGCAGAGCCTGGACGCTATTTTGTAGAGAAAATTGCAACCCTGTATACCCCGGTCATTGGGAAAAAGGGATCAGGAATTACTATTAGCGAAAGTCTATATGGAGCCTTCAACTGTATTTTGTTTGACCATGCCCAACCTCGGGTCAAAGAGGTTCTTGACGAATTAGGAAACAAAATTGCACAGGGACCTGAAGGACCAATTACTATTTTTGGATCAACGTGTGATGGGGGTGACGTAATTTACAAGGAATATTGTCTCCCTTTGGGAATCCGGGATGGACACTGGCTGGTATGGGAGAATTGTGGTGCTTACACGTCAGCTGCGTGCACCAACTTTAATGGATTGGGATTCAATTCTCGAAAGAGTTTTGTAAAGGAAACCTCCTCCCCTTTTTGATGTAGTTTGACCAATATAACATTTACCATTCACCTTGTTCTTAATCATGTAAATCCAACCCATCCTATGATGGCCGGACATTTTAGGTTGAGGCTGCGGACGAAGTGCTAGGTGAAAAGAAAAGGTGCCTTCATTACACGAAGGCTCGTGCCGCGCGCTCTAAGCGCGCTCGCCGCGGATACGGCGCGCCAGCTGGATGTCCTTGGGCATGATGGTGACGCGCTTGGCGTGGATGGCGCACAGGTTGGTGTCCTCGAAGAGGCCGATCAGGTAGGCCTCGGACGCCTCCTGCAGCGCCAGAAGGGCGAGGCTCTGGAAGCGGAAGTCCTGCTTGTAGTACTGGGCAATCTCGCGGACCAGGCGCTGGAACGGCAGCTTGCGGATCAGCAGCTCGGTGCCCTTCTGGTACTTGCGGATCTCGCGCAGCGCCACGGTGCCCGGGCGGTAGCGGAAGGGCTTCTTGACCTTGCCGAAGGTGGCGGCCGTCTTGCGAGCACACTTGGTGGCCATCATCATCTTGCGGGGGGCCTTGCCACCGGCGGACCTGCGCGCAGTCTGCTTGGTGCGAGCCATCTGGCGAGTCGGGGGGCGCTTGGGTTATGGGAGTGCCCTTGGCGCGCGGCCGGAAGTAGCCGGGCCCCGAAGGAATCGTGTGATGTGGAGGTCACCTAGTCCACCCTCACCACCCTCTTATGATGCCTCCCTCCCAGATCCAGCGCGAATACCTCGCCAACGCACGCAAGGCGATCCGGATTGCACACGACGTCAAATTCAACGGCGTCGCGTACAGTCAGCAGACCAAACGTGCGGAGGCGTACTGGACGCACTTCCTGAAATCTACGGGTTCCACGCGCGTGCACGAGAGCACCGCGCGTCTGCGGGCCTACCTGAAGGCGAAGGACACGCGGGGGGCACTCGAACACACAGCCCACTAAGAATCCTCCTTTCTATCAACAAAGTAATCGGACAACTTTTGTGATAATCTCTCACCCTTCTTTGTGAGTGCTAGGACCCCCTGTGGGGAGAAGACGACGTCGGTCGCCGGGTCAAACTGATTTTTGGTCAGGATTTCCCAGCGTTCCTTGTACTTTCGATCTTCGAGTCTTCCGTGATACAAGTGCATGATGGTACCTGGTATATAAGAAAGTTTGAGGTCCTTGCACGCCTCTTGAAACTCGAGGAGCATGGCTTTGTAGTTGTTGTGGATGGTGCCAGGTGCGCTAGAGAGCACTTTGCCTATAAGAGCGAGTGCCATGTGTCTGTCGGCTGATCCGAGGATGGCCCAGTCGATCAGACCACCCAGGTGATCTATGGCTGAGCGCCGGGCAGCCCACGCGTAGCCTGGATGCCAAAAGCCGTACTTGTCAGTTGGATTGTATGCGCGCCCACTCTTGGCGTGCATGTACCCGAAACTCTTGTCAATTTTTATAGCCTCGCCAAACTGACCCAAATTTACAGCCGTTTGCCACAGATGCACGAGATCAGCCACTTGAAGCTCATCGATCACTTCTTTGACCCAATCTGCATTCATAAACACTATGTCGGCGTCTATCCACGCCATGTACTTCCAGTCTCCTGGAAGATCCTTGATGGCCAGGTTGATGAGGTTCTCCTTTATCCACAGGGGACTGTGAGATCTGATCTTGAGATGCTTGAATACTCCGAGCCGTGGAAGAGGTGCTGGTCCAATGGATTCTGAAATTAGAATCTTAATTCTGTTGTGATTTTTGTAGCGCTCAACAAAGTCTATGAAGAGTTGCCGGCGCGTACGGAAGCCGCAATAATTGAAGTAGGGTAAGATGACGTAAAGGGCGTCTTGTTGGGGCCCGAAGCACGCCATTTACTTGAAAGAATACTACTTTTTATTTTGCCGGCTAATAGTACCGTGAGATGCAGCGCACTGCACGAGTCCTGAACTTTGGCACGTCTCCACTCGCGCCACGTGATCGGCGGCGCGTCATGATCCTTGCACTCAATTACACAAAACAAGAAAAGGCCCTGCTCAAAGTTGGGCGACTACTCGATGATAACAACCTGACAAACCGAAAGGCCCTAAGCCTAATTAAACAATTTGGTATCATCGAGCAACGTGTTATTAATTTAGATGCAAAATTAGCAAACGTCCAGTGGGAGAATGCCGTGCGTCAGGAGGCAGCCTCTCGGCACCTGGGGCGGACCCTCGCGAAACACCTGTCACCCATGAAACAATTTTATTGGAAAAAAGGCCTGAACCGGGAAAAGGCTCGGGCCATGCGCAACTACGCGCTCCTCACGGGCGCACCTACGGCCCCAAGCCCGCGCCGTTCCGTCCGCGCCGCGCGCCCAACACGAACCCCCACACCGCCCGCGCGTCGCCTGAGCCCCAACGAAGCCTATGAGCGCCGCCGGGCCCTAGGAATCGTGGGAGCCCCGCGGGTCCCGGGTCCCCGTCACGTCGCGGAAACCTGGGCGCGTAACGGCCGTGGCCGCATCACTGTTTTACCACGGCGTGCAACTCCTCGCAAAACGCATTGAGTCCCGGGACGATCACGTTGTCCCACATGTCGCGGTCGCGCTTGACAGGCATGCTATTCACCTGGCTGTTGTACTGCTCGACCAGGCGCGCGTCCTCGAGGTCGAGCATCTGCAGGTACGTCTGAATCTGGATCATCTCGTAGTCGTACACCTTGTTGAAGAGGCCCCGCGTCCGGTTCTTGATTTCGACCAACGTCCGGGACCCGTCGGGGCGCTCCTCGATGCGGTCAATCTTGCCGACGACCGAGTACGTCACGTCATCGATGGTGCACACGTGGTACGAGTAGAAGGAGTTGTCCCGGGTTAACTTGACACCCGTGTCAACCTCCACCTTGTCAGACGTCTTGTCCTCTGAGCGGGTCCCGTGTGACGTGTACACCTGGGTCTGAAGGTGACTGATAATCTCAGACTTTTGGGCCTCACTCAATTTTGGATCGGAATTAATACGGCCCTTGGCCTCCTCAAAGACGGCAACAGTCTCCGTCGAGTCCTTGGTCTTGATGGACGTCGCCTCGTCGAGAACCTTCCGGGCCTCGTCAGAGACCCGCAGAGCTTGGAACGCAAGGTCCGTGCGAGTCGCACCCGTGAAGGTCGCAGGACTCAGCTTCTTCCACATCTCGTCAAAGACTTCCGAACGGGGCTTGTAGCGGTTCTGTCCGATGATTGCCGCGACATAGCTCGCCTTGAGGGTGACACGTCGAGTCATCGCAGATGACTCCTAGTGGCTTAAACGGCTGAAACCTTAAGTGGGTACTAGGATGGTACCCCTTCGTCTCGTGGCGTGCACAGGACCTGTTTCCTCGCGCTCCGGTCGACGAGGCCCTGACCCCGTCACCCCGCCGCCCCCCCGCTCAAAAGTGAAGAAGGCTGACATCAAGCGTGCGATTGATCACGCTCAGAAGTTGTGCTTCAATTTTGAGGATACGCCCGAGTGCCGCGTGGCATGGGACGAGGTCGAAGAGCTCTCAGCCGAATTTGACCGGCGGGCTCAAGTTTCAGACCCTCTGGGACCTTTGCGTGCGAACGAGCTCGCGAACCGGGAGTATGACCTCTAGCGGACCAGGGACCAGGCTAAAAGCGCGCTCTGGATCAGGGCCATCCAGTACATGACGGTGCGTTGGCGACCCGCGGTGCAGCTGCACGCAGTGTGACGCAGGCTCTGCACATAGCTGATGGTCACGTACAGGTACATGGCCGTCGCGACGGCAACGGGTCCGGCCAGGACGCGTGACAGCTGAGGGTCGCGTAGAAGCGCAATCTGGACCGCGATCATGGCCATGAAAAAGTACTTCATGTAGTCCCGGCGCCAGTTCACCGAGCACCCACAAGAATTCTTCTCAAGATTCAGGACCCATGAGAGCGCCAAACTATTGAAGAAGATGTTGACGAGTGGTGCGACGTGGTGCATTGAAATTAGACGCACATAAAAATTCGTGTGGTGTGAGAGTCAAGCGCCCCCGGTCCACTGGGTACCGTATGGACCGTGAGCCCTCGAAGCGTGAACAGAAGCGCGCCCAGGCTCAGAAGGCTCGGGACCGCGCCATCTATTCAAAGAAGGCTGTCCGTATTCAGGAGGCTCGCGCACTTAAGAACCTGACCCGCGTTCAGAGCACCGACTAAATGCCGCTCCTCCGCCCCGGTGACCTCGTCTACGTGGACAACCTCGCGACGCCCTATCCAAAGGAGGGCCTCTTCCGGACCATGTCCACGTACGGGTACGAGTCGCATCCTCGCCGCAACGACTTGTACCTCGTCTGCAAGGACATGAGCATCAAGTCGTACCACGAGCCTGGCCGTCTTATCGGCTGGACCCTCGAGGACACACCCAACGGGTGGTTCACGCGCCTGCAGCTCGAGCGCACGCGTGCGGTCGTCCGGTACCATAGCCACATCGACGAGGGTCCCGGGCCGTCTCAGGACGCCCAGTGGCTGTCCGATGCGGAATCGGTCGAGTCCGTGACTTCCGGGTCTTATTAAAGTCAGCGCCAGTGGTAGAGGCAATGGAGACGATGATGCCGTGCCGCCACGTGCGCTTGACCATTCGGCGCGTCGCGCGCCACCCGGTCACGCGCCGGACCTTGCGCTCAGGGGCCCTGATTCGCAAGCACGTGGTCCGTGGTGCGACGCTCGGGCTCGTACCGGACGCTGTCAACGACTTGGCCTTCCACCACGCACAGCTGAACTTCGACGAGCTCGTCCACGTCGTCCAGGATACCGCCTCAATAAGCACCATGACTGCCGCGCTCGCCGTCCTGCTCGTCGCTAGCCGCTTCGCTCTAGACTGAACCGGACACCAGGCTCTGGGTATTGAATATCAAACGATAACCGTAACCGCCCCCCCTTGACGAACCCCTTGTCCTTCACAAAGTAGTCCTTGCGCGGGTCTAGCACCCCATAGTCTGACGTGTCGATCGTGATCGGCCCATCAAAGTGTGGAACTTGTAGGACGCACCCACGCACAGAGTCCTCAAACGGAATTTTGGTCGACCAGACGAGGTCCGGGCCCATTCTCATGAGACTCGGGTGGCTGGCGACCCGTATGACGAACTGGATGTCGCCCGGCTCCTCATCTGGCGTGCGTGGCTGCTCACCCAGTCCGTGACCCAGCAGCATCTCACCATCTTGGATTCCAGCCGGGATCCGGAGGTCCAAGTTCAAGTTTTCCACGCGGTGACCCCGGTGAGTACACGCGTCACACCCCCGGGCGTGTGTGCCACGGCCCTCACAGGGTGGGCAAGGCTGCGCAAAGGCCATCGGCCCCATCTGCACGTGGATCTGCCCGCGCCCCTGGCACTGTGGGCACTTCTTCTGACACGCGAAGCACGTCTTGGTCAGACCTATCTTCATATGCTTGGTCGTGCCTCGGTACGCATCCTCCAGAGAGATGGTCACTGCGTGCTGATGGTCGGCGCGCCGAACAGGTCCCCGCTGGCTCGCAAAGGCGGCACCGAACATCTGGGAGAAAAAGTCCGCGCCGGGACCGCCGCCGCCGAGGCCCGGCTCTGGTTGCGGATTCGTGATCGCATCGTATGCGTTTGTGATCTCTTTGAACTTTTCGGGATCACCGCCCTTGTCCGGGTGGTGCTTCATAGCGAGCTTCCGATAGGCTTTCTTGACCTCATCTGGGGACGCTTGGGGACTCAGACCTAGGGTCTCGTGAGGTGAAGGCATCTGCTACTGTTTTTAACACAGAAGACCTTTAGGCCAGGTCACCGCGCATCATCTCACGGGTCTCGCTCTCGGTCGTGTCCAGGTGGGTGTAGACCTCCCCGGGGATCTGGTCGCGGTAGAACGGCGACAGGAGCCAGAGGCCGATGGTGTCGCCCAGGAAGTACGAGTGCGGCCGCTCGAACCAGGCCTGGACGCCGTCGCGCGAGAGAACCGGGCCGTACGGCGGGACCATGAGGAACTCGGAGCACATGCAGTTCTGGAAGAAGAGCACGTTTAGGGTCTCGTCGTCCATCTCGTCCATGGCGTACAGGTCCACGGAGAACTGGTGGCGCACGACGTGCGCCCACTCGCGCGGGCCGGCGTAGCGGTGCGCGACCAGCACGACCAGCATCACGCGCACGGCGCCCGAGGAGGTGCGCGCACGGAACGCGCACATCACCGACGTGGGCGCGTAGTGCTCGTCGCGGCGCAGCTCGGGCGTCACCTGGTAGAAGGCGCCGCAGGGAACGGAGGTGTTGACGTCGGACATCGTGGATCACGGAGTGGGGATGGCGCGCTCGCGAATGGCGGTAGTCGGCCCGGCAGCCAACCAGGCACCTCTTCCCGGCACCTCCGTTTACCGCCGGCCGACCGCGCGCGACCGCGCCAAAGGGGCGGGGCTCGTCCCGCAAGCGTCCCTCCAGCCTAGGCCCGGGTCCCGACTCGCGATCCGAGCTCTGAGCTCCGCCCAGCTGGATGTCGGGCAGGCAACACATAGTACCACTGCCGGCACACCGCTGGCGCGCGCCGCTGAGGGTGCGGCCAGCGCGGCGCCCGGCCCATCGGGTTGATGGGGGCCAGATCGCGCGCGCTGGCGGGGCGCGGGGCCGAGCGCGCGCGGCTAACCGGCGTGCAGTCCCTGCCGACCAGGTCTTGGTAGGCAGGCAGCCGGCACGCGTGACTGTGCGACCCGCTCGATCGAGCCGCGGGCACGAACGCGCCGGCGTGCGAACGCGCCCTCGCGCCCGGGCGTGCGGGCTAACCGTTTTTTCCGTCACCCGGGATGTTTGCCGAGACTTTTAAGCCGGTACAGGCAGGTGTGTGTGTGTGTGTTACACGGGTTTGCGCATCAGGTTGGGTCAGCGCCTCTTCTTCTGGTGCTAATCCAACTTGCGCGCAGCCTTGCGCTTGCGCTTGCGCTTGCCCTGGCTCGGCCCCTGGCCAGCAGCAGCGGCATCCTGCTGCACCGCGGAGCGCCCGCGGCGCAGGCTGGAGGCGGACGGTGAGCCAAAAGCATCGGCAGGCGCAGCAGGCGCAGCAGCATCCTCCTCCTCAGACGACTCATCAGCTCGAGGCGGCACGGCGTCAGCAGCAGCCAGTGGCGCAGCAGCAGCAGCAGGCTCCTCCTCATCCGACGACTCATCGTCGCGCGGCGGGCTGTGGCGCACATCAGCCCGAGGTGGCACGGCGTCAGCAGCAGCCAGTGGCGCGGCGTCAGCAGCAGCAGCCAGTGGCGCGGCGTCAGCAGCAGCCAGTGGCGCGGCGTCAGGCGCAGCAGGCGCGGCAGGCGCAGGCGCAGGCGCAGTCTCCTCCTCAGCCTCGCCATCCTCACCGTCCGAGTCGTGCACATCGTCAGGATCTGCCTCCGGCGCCTCCTTCTCCTCCTGCACGGGCAGCGCCAGCCGCGCAGCCTCCGGCAGCGCCATGCGCGCAGCCTGCGCGCTGCGCAGGTCACGCAGGCGCTGCTTGCGAGCCGCCTCCGGCATAGCCTCGAGCTCCTGCTTGCGCGCGGCCCATCCGACGGGCGGCACGCCAGGCGGCTGCGCGTTTCCCGCCAGCAGGCGCATCTCATAGGCCTCCAAGCGGCGCTGGTGATCCACCAGCTTTGACGCTGCCTTTGACTGGCCAGCAGCGCTCGGCGGTCGGCCTCGCTTTGCAGGTGGCTGAGAAGGGCCAGCCTCATCGTCGTCAGCAGCAGCGCCAGCAGCGCCAGCAGCAGCAGCAGAAGCAGCGTGCGCAGCAGGCACAGGCGCAGCGAACAGTCGCAGCGCCCAGGCCTGGTAACTGGCGCGGCAGTGCGCCGCCTTGGGGCCGGTGACCAGGTAGGCGTCGGCCGCCACGGCTACGTGCATCCACGACATCTGTCAACGGCTGAGTCAGCACGCATCGCATACATAGACGCACCAAACGCACCATAGGGTGAAACACGCTGCCAGCTAGCCAGTCGCGGGGAGGAATGGAGGCCTGTGCAACAGCGCGGTTGACGGCCCCCGCGGCAGCCTGGCTGACGCCCAGCACAGCCATGGGGTTGGTGGCAAAGTACTGGAAGATGGTGCTCAGGCAGTACGGCGCGCCGCCGATGCCGAAGACGTGGTGCCGCACGTTGTTCAGCTGCGAGAACACGGGCTGCTTGCTGAGGACGGTGTGGATGATGGTGGCGGACGTCTCCACGCTGGCCGCCAGTTCATCTGCGACTGCGAGTCAGTGTACGCACACGCTGCGCACACGCTGCTGCTACACACCTGCGCTCACAAAGCCCAGGCGCCACCAGGGGTCGTCGGTGACTTCGCCGGTCGCCCAGCGCGTCCTGAAGAAGACGCAGCCGCCTCCCACGCAGTAGATGGCATCAAACTGCTTGATGCCCCACTCCTTCGCCTCCTCCTTCACCTTCTTCTTCGGCGGCATCTGTTGCAAGGGGAGGGGGTCAGCGCCAGCGCGAGGGGCGCGGGGGGCGCGGGGGGCACGGGGGGCACGGGGGGCACGGGGGGCACGGGGGCGCTGCAGCCTTGC